TCCGAGTAGACGATCCCCTGTTCGACCACATGTACGCAGTCTTTGTTTCCATATCATTCGGAGACAAAGACGGAATGGTTAAATCATCATTAAAAGAATCTCTGCTATAACCATTTCCGGAGCCAAACAAAGTCATTATTTAAGTTCTCCTATACCTTGACCGCCAACTATTGGATAACCGCCAGCTGTTCCAACAACGATAGTACTAACCTCGGCCTCTTTCACAAACGCGTAGATTGCATCAGCAATTTCATCGGCTTTAGCCTCAGCTGTTGTACTCTCGTCAACATTTTCAAAAAGCGTTATCAAAGTGTTTTTGAAGATAAGTAAACCTGTTTCTAAACTCATATTTATTCACCCGCTACTTTACTTGTGGTGGCCTTTACAATACCAGTGGGAGTTACAATCGTTCCATCGATAGCAACAGGCAGAACAGGGCCACCGCCAACCAAAGGAGGACTAGTCGGCCCTGTAGGAGCAATATGGTTATGAACAGAAAAGATGTTTTCCACAAACTCTTTGGTTGCAAATCTATCTGTTAAAGCCGAATCCCCTAGAACTATCCCATCTAGAGGAACCCCTGGGGTATTAACCGTGAATTTACCAGTTCCGCCCGTTGTATTTTTGACATTAATAACAACTTCGCCGTCTGCTTCTATGTCAATTATACGAACACCAGCTATTCCCTTCCGTACTTCTATATAGCCAGTTTCAGGAAACTCTCTAGGATTTGCTAAATCATACCCTTTTATAGGAACTGAAATATTGTTTTGAAACTCTACTCTAAAGTTTCTTCCATCTTTTATCTTGAACGTACAGTCGCCCTCTGTAACCGAAGGAATAAACTCTCTAATTCCAGTAACCATTGCACCTGGAAGCTCAGAACGGTTTGCCTCAACAGTGTTGAACTCAATGTTGCCGTGTCGGTCTATCATCTTGATAGCACCATTTACACGTTGCATCCTGTTATTACCGTCTCGTCGGTAAGTATCTTCAGGAGCCAGGTTTTTCCGAATATCCCACGATCCCTGAACACTTCTAGCAGAGTCCAAGTAATTAGAGGGGTGAGATAGCTTTCCTAAAATTATGCCACCGTTAGGAAAACTACCACCAATAAAACCGAGAAGAACTCGATCTCCATCCAATTTATTTAGATCAAAGTTAGGATTTCCTTTAATGAAATTCTTCGCAGGACGCGGAACCCAACCATCATAGTCATAGTATCCTCCCTCGCCCATCAATCTCACATTACTGACAATTTGGAAATTATTTGCCGACATACTAGAAACAATCAGAACAGTGCATTCTGTACGAAACCCGACTGTCGGAGGATTTAACGGAGGTGCCTCCCCAGCAACTCTTCCAGCCACCAGTTCTGCGCCAGTACCGTATACAGCTTTAGCGTTAGATCTAGACATGTTTTTCGGACTATCTACGTGATAGACATCTAGAACAACACCTTCAACAAGCCTGTTATATATAGTTTGAGCGCTTCTCACCTGTAAACTGGACTGACAAACAGCACCAGGAAATCGACTTTTACCAAAAACGCCCATTACTCAATCTCCGCATCTAAACTTCTATCCATATAATCAGAAAGACTTTGTCTGAAAGCGGAGGCCGTTTCCGCAAAAGCACCTGACAAATCAGCTGCTTTAGTAGATTCCACTATAGAAATTTCTCCCCCAAGATTTATTCCATCAGGAAATTGAACAGTAATAGGTCTGAAATTTTGAATTATAGGTAGTGGAGAAAATCTACCAGGTCTCCCAGGAACAACCGAAGTTCTACTTCTATCAACACCTTTTGAAGCCAACGGATTTGCTACAGAGTCGAGAGAAATACCAACCGAAGCTGCGTTATTTTCATTCGAGTACTCATTGTCCGATACAGGAAAGCTAATCCCAAGAACAAACGTTTCAGACATCTCTCTGAGCACACGACTATCAGGCGGTATGTACTCTAGACCAACCATCGGTTGCCCTCGACTAACACTTGCCGTAGTCACAACCTCAGCCCCGAAAGTCCAAGACTCGCTAACAGATTCAACATAAAATGAGAGACCTCTATCGATGTTGTCTAGACGATATCCTGGACGTAGGCCAGGCATACCACGCAACTGCATAGTACCGTTTAAGTACTCAATATTGTGCTGATACCAATGGTCAGTGAGGGTGATTACCCTCAACGACATATAATCAGTGAAATTCTCTCCAACATCTCCAGCAAAAACACCTCCACTAGTTAATCCCGCCGCAACAAGAGGTACTTCACTTCTAGGTGGTTGCACAACCTCCGGAATAAACTGGGCAAAACTGCTCACATACTCCCGCATCCTAAGACCGTGCTTCCTGATCTGAATGAGTCTGAATTGCGGAACAATACTCCTAATGTAGAGACTAATATCGTCTCCCAACGCAGTTTCTGGCTTAAAATCATAGCCAGTAACCACGTCTTGATCTCCTCTCCCTATATCCTCGTCTTCCACATCTTTTTGCGTGATTTGAAAAATCTCAAACGTCCTCAGACCTCGGTTAAACCGCATCGTATCAATCGGTTCACCATCCCTCAATCCCATAATAACTTCTACGTTCATTCCAACCGAATCGCCGTAATCCATTATTCTCGAATTTTGATTCCAGACCGCCCCACCAAAATCAACATGAGTTGCCCTGATGTTAATTCCTGCATCGGTCATAAGATCTGCCACATTTAGTATTCGATTTTCCAGATTCTCTGATCCTTCGCCGCCTTTCGGATAATACGTGAACGGATTTTCTCGAAGAACAACGCAGGGAACCATTGATACACCACCCTCAAGTTCCTGCCCAAGAACGTCTGTTCCAGTTGTTTTAAAGTCAATAACTGGTCTCAAATCAATAATCAACTCATTGATTACCTGATGACTGTACTGCGAAAGTAAATCATAAAAACTCCCCTGGTAATCCCATATGGTCAAATCGAGTATAAACCCCTCGACATACTCCATATAGTCAAAACAAAGAATGTCGTAGATAGTTTTTGGAACTTGCCACGGAGAATCACGAGTAATTGTCAGCTGGCAAGGAGAAGTAGCTGCTACTTCTATCGCTCTAGAAAATTGAAGTCGAGTTCGCCAATCTTCTAGGACTGGCATATTTACACCTACCGCTCTAGCCGCAACTTCTCTAGCAGCAAACACAGCATTAATATTCTCTTCTTGAGAATAAGCGTATGAAAAACTCTCAGCTAGATCTCTTAACTCTTGAACAACAGCGATAGCATCATTCTTACGCCGAGTAGGGGCAAAATGCTGAGAAACATTTTGCGGGGATGTAGCGAGATAATCATTTGGTCTTTGATGTCCTTCAAGAGATTCATAAACATTCTCAGGTATCGCAGGTAGCTCCTCATTATAGTGAGGAGGAAGTATCCATTGCCTACCAAAAGCAAACAAAGCCGCCATCAGATTCATAAGAATAAATCTAGGATTCCCCATATTGACTGCTCCTTGGAACATCAAGTAGGAACCACCTAAATTATTACCGAAAACCTCGTTCTGCGGTATATACGGATTATTATATATTTCAGTCATATTGAAGGCTTTTTGAAAATCCGTACAATTAACCGTATACACAACAGTCACAGAACCATCAGAATGAGCTGTGTATTTTCTTCTCACCTGGTCTATGTACCCGAAAAATCTACGAACCCAGCCTTTATTGTAGGATATTCTTTCGTGTGGATTATTTAAATTCACATAAAGATTAATTACATCGTTAGCCTCAATTAAATCCAGCCATTCTCTAGTAGGAGCTAATCCTATCGAAAGAGTCCCAGCTTCATGAATCCCTTTCTCAAAACTATAAGAACTAATTGAATCAGTTAGGTCTACTCTTCCAAAATTATGCGAATCAACAAAACACCGAACTCTTGTATTAGTAATATTCGCTGGCGACTCATTAGTGAGTTGAACATCTAAAGAATTTGCAGCATCTATACTAGAAATGTTTGAGGGATTTACCATTAGTTTTTACCACCCTCTCGAAAGCTCTCTTTTGCAACCAAAACTTTTGAAGAGATATTTGCATTCATCTTCCTTAATTCAGCGACTATTTTATTTACACCCTTATTAGACTCACTACTTTCATCATTATAATCCAAAGATTCTACTCCACCATCATTAAAAACATCCAATACTGCGTTTTCTCTTACTTCCGCCGCCCTTCGTTCCACCCTCCTTCGTCTAGCACGACCAGGTCCCGTCTGTGGTTCTTGTACTCCTTGTGTAACCTGAAACATGCTAATATCAGCCTCTGATTTTCGATTTGTATTTCCACCCAAATCAATTACTCCACGCATCGCTAACGACATAACATCAGCTGTTAAACCTGTCCTTCCCGCTGCTCTTGAATAGTATTCCTCTAGAACTGTATTAGAAGCAAATCCAGTTGCATTAATACTATTAATTAAATACTCTTGCAATCCCTCGTCAGCTCCCCGTGCAGGCATATTCCCTGCACCAAGAACTGAAAAAATAACACTACGTACCCGTTCTTCATCAAGACTAGCACCAGGACCTGTCAACTTAGTAAACATATTCTCAGCTGCAGTTGAAAGCCCAGGTATAATCTCAATTCCAGTATGTCGTGTAAAAGCCTCAGCAGCAGCACCAATATCCTCGGGATCAGGAATAAGAGTCTCGTGGACTCTTCTTACTATCGCATCTCCTAGAGTTTCAGCACCATAACCCTCTATATTATAAGGAGTAACATTAGGCATAAAACCTGCTAAAGTATTCATAAGTCTACCTGTCCACTGAACACCTCCAGTTTGCATTTGAGTCAGCATTTCTACTAGTGGACCAAGAGTAAGACCGAGATCAGTAAGAGCATTTCTATATTCAGCAACAGTCGAAGTTAAACTTATATCCCCAGGACCTTGTCTTACACCCCTAAAATTACCAGCTATTAATTCATCAGCTTTATTCCCGATCCCAGCCCCTTCTTGACCTCTCATTTTCATTTCAGCATGGTAATAATTAAACGCATCCTGATGCGACATATTTGGATAAGTACGTCGAATATGTTCCATTGCTCGACTAGGAGTTTGAGATTGAGAAACAATATTCTCAAATATCCTACTCATCGTTGCCGGATCACCTCGCTCCAACGCAAGTCCAATCTCGAAAGGATCCATACCAAGTTGGAGTCCAGCTGCTTGATAAACCAAAGCACGTCCTGCCCTGCCACCACCAGGATTAGCCATACCGGAAAGTACTGCGCCCATCGTTCTATCAGCTGCAGCATCACTCACACCAGCATTCCGCATAATACCGATTCCACGAGTTGCCCACCTCAAAGTTTCGGTGTTAAGCCGATCATAGGTCGAAGCGTGAGTTTGCATAATACCGGAAAGGCGCTGGACAGTAGCTCCAGTTTCCTGAATAGTAAAATTAAACTCTTCCATGGTTGTCAGTGCGCCAGCTGCCCCGAGTATTTCCAAACCTGGTGCAGCTGCCCCGGCTTCATACGAATTACCCCTCCCGCCGCGCCTAACGGGACCTCCAAAATAAGAAGCGTTGGCTACCAAAGAACCGAGTTCGTTTGAAGCAGCACCAGTTCGATATCCAAACTCGCGAGATAAAACTTCCGGAGATGTACTTATCCCATTAAATCTCCCACTACTATTTAGAACTGATGCTAAAGGTTGTCGAACAGAATGAGCAAAACCAGTCCACTCAGTACGATCCATTCCATACCCAACTCCCACTTCCGAATCAAAACCTCTACGACCCGGCATTCCACGAGACTGCGCTGCCTGAAGTTGATATCCACGCGCTAGTGCCACACCTTGAGATGCGAAATTCCTAGCCATACTGATCAAAAACCCTAAACTGTACGTCAAAGCGCCTGTTAGGCCGCCACCGCCCCCTCCACCACCACCTCCTCCACCCCCTAAAGCACCGCCTAGCCCACTACCACCCCCACTACCACCCCCGCTCACGCCTCCACCACCTCCACCGCCACCATAGCCACCTCCACCATACATTCCTGGATGTCTTCTCATCCCGCCCATCCCGCCCATCCCGCCCATTCTTCCCATAGTGTTGGAAAGACCAGAAACGGAAGAAGTGACGCGGTTAAGATCCATAGTGGCTTGACTAGAGAATTTTTTAATCTCACTTCCAGCGGCTCGAAGTGCGGATTGCATTTCCCTGGTGGCAGATCGAAACTGCCTAACGTCCATCATTAGTTGGACTTTAAATTCGGTGGATTCTGGCATGATAAATCCTAATAAACGTCGGAAAACTCTTTCATGTAGTCGTCCGCACCTGAAACTTTTGACTTCAATGCAGACTCTAAATTAGTTTTCCTTTTTTCTGCTAGATTCTTTCTTTCCGCTTCTTGTATCGCATGTATTTTTACCCTTTCGGACTCCGGCAAACCTTCTGTAAGATCCGGAAAAATACCTTTCTGATACTGCTCTTCCCACTTATCGACTAGATCGTCGCCAACTTCAGGCAATCTAACTTCCCCATACTTGGATTTATCGTCAGCCCAAAGTTTTTTTCTATCACCCAAATACATATCCGAAAAGAATTCGATTAAAAGCTCTTCGTACGTGTACGCTTTAAAGTCAGCCGACTTCGGAGACGAACGGTACTTGTCCGTCCACCATTTCTCGATGTACAACATCGAGTCCTTCCGGACTCTCCACCGAGCCACCATCTTGACCTTCTCGATCAGATCCTTTTCCTCCGTTATCTCCTCGATCTCGGTCCCCTTCATCACTTCCATTGGGACGAAAAGGAAGGAAGCTCGCCTCGAAAGCAGCTGCCTCTCCATAAATCTCTTCTAGAACAGCAGGATCCACAAAATTGAGAAGATCTTTGCACCATTCAGGCTTCCGAACTAAGGCTATTTCAAGATGAGCCACCATATCGATCATATTTTCAATGTGTAGTTGGACTCCTCGCCCTGTAATATAATCATGACCATTCCCTTCAGCTAACCTGGCTTTAAGAATACCCTTTTTAATTTGTTGACCAATAGTCATTTTTCTTACTTCGAAAAGACCAGTGTAAAATTTTCCATCTACTTTGGACTTGTACGAGATATCAAATGTTTTTACGAGACTTTTTTCTTCCGACATGATTTTACCTGCTAAATAAAGATTTTTTACCTAAGAAATTTTCCTTACCTAGTAAACTAGTTTAATCAATAGCTTATTCGACTCTCCAAGTTGGACGTTTAATAATAGTATTTAAAGCAACTTTGCACCCAGTTATAAAATACATCCGAATATTATTCTCGTCTGGACCTGCAGACGGTGCTGACGCCTTAAAAGCTGTTGGATTTGATCCTGTTGCGGCTGTCAAACTCACATCGTTCACAATCAATTCAACACTCCACCCAAGAACCAAATCTCTTTTCATTCGTACAAGATATTTAGAGTGCCCTAACGGACACGACCCTACACCAAACGAAGCTAAAGTTGTACCAGTTGGATGCTCTATAATGCTACCTGTTGTTGCTCCAAAGATGTAAATACGAAATAAATTCCCTACAGTCAAAGCAATATCTACACCATTGTTGTAGAACAGGAATTCATACTCCCCGGAAGTTACTTCGCATCTAGGACCTAATACTCCATTATAGTGATCTTCATCAAACATCCTTAGTATAGAAGCCCAAGAAGCTCTAGCGGAAACAAAAGATTTATTGTCCACAATTTCTGTAGACACAACAAAATTGTCTCCAGCATCTACTCTGACCGATGTGCCGCCAATCCACGCATCCCTCAAACCCGCACTATAAGAGCCAGTAACAATTTCCTCATTTGGTTGAGCGTACCTGCACGCCTTTAAATTTTGATTCCAGCGATCTTTTACCCATTCTGCTGATTTATTTTCTGAATAAACAGCGGATTCAGACATCCACACATCGGATGGGAGGGTGCCGCCGTTATTTAGCGAGCCAACACTAATAGCACCAGCTGCGATAGAGAATGTTTGCGCAGTTCCAGCCAAAAACGCTTGCTGTACTCCATCGATATATAAGTACAAGCCAACATCCCGGTCATGCACTGCAACTAGGTGGTGGATTAGCCCGTCATCCAAATCAACACCAGTTAAAGTGGCAAATATCTGACCAGAATCATCAGTACCCCTGGCATATATTGTCGTTCCTGATACTGATATCCCTTCATGTCCAGAGAACGCACAATAAACTTGTGTGGGTAAAGCCGCCACCTGCGGGGCCAACAACCCAAGCGCCTCAACTGTCCATGACGGATCCACTCCAGCCAACAATCCCGTGGATGCGGATGAAGCGTGGCTTCTGATCTCCTCATTAAACTGCATTCCACCACCAAACAGTGATGGCTTAGCCAAAGCCCCGGAAACAGCCAAATCCAGGTTATTCAAAGAAACATCTTTTACCTTTCCATCTCCATTAGGAATCATTACCCATCCAGCAACCAATGACTCATCGTCGGGATCAGGTGCAAAAGAGGATTTTATTGGTTTATGAGTCATGATATTAACCTCAATTCGTTGTGATGGTCCATCCTGGTAACGCTGCAACACATGCCGCCAGCGTGGCTGGTGTGGGCGCTGCGTTAGTGCCTCCGCTAAGATCTATATCTCCAGCCGCTGGTCTACCTGCGGCACCAGTTGTGAAATCGGTGAGTATTTGATCAACGGCTGCTAGGTCAAGGTCGTTGACCGAGGCATCAAAGCTAGTCAATGCGGAAGCCAACGTTGACGCTGTATATCCGGTGAGCGAGTTTGAGAAGCACCAAAAGTACTCCAATACTACATTGCCGCTCAAATCAGGTATGCTGCCGGTTATCAAGCTCGTGTCACAAGAGAAGTACACTAGTGCGGGATTGCTGCTCAAACTTGGGATGGATCCTGTCAACTGGTTCGTGGCTCCCCAAAAGGTGTGCAACGCCGGATTGCTGCTCAAGTCAGGAATGCTACCAGTTAACTGGTTTAAGCCGCAAAGGAAACGAGTCAGAGCTGAATTACTGCTCAAACTTGGGATGGACCCTGTCAACTGGTTGTCTTCACAAGTAAACGCTTGCAGCAGAGTTAAACTCGAAAGGTCTGGGATGGATCCTGTTAACTGATTGGAGTCGCAATAAAAGTATTCCAACGTCGGACTACCACTCAAGTCAGGTATGCTGCCAGTTAACAAATTTACTTGGAATTGAACGGTGTGCAACGGATTGCCGCTCATATTTGGGATACTGCCTGTGAGTGAGTTCGTGTGGCAGTAAAATCGTTGCAACGCATGTGCATTATCTATGTTAAATTTGATCGTATACGTACCCGCTCCGGCGTAATTATGATTAATAACCTGATTTACCCCATTGGATACATAATGAACCCCTATTCCGTCGCCCCAATCGAAATCAAAACCTACACCCGCAACAGCGTTGACTGTCCATTCCTGTGTGGTATCCGTGGTCGAGAAAGTAGCAGCGTAAACAGGAGGAACTACTAACCACGTAAGATGTTTTGTGAAGCCCGTGAGTTGAAGTTTAGCCGAGACCGAAGACGAAATTCTCATTCCATCCTGAATCGGTGTTACTCCAGAAATTCTAGCAGTCGGATTTATTCCAGTATCCGGATTTGCCAATAACACACCGTCTCGTCTCACTGTCCAACGATAACCGGATGAATTCTTGTCTATCGATATCTCCCAATCAGACCAACTAGCAGGTGCGCCAGAGTTCCATACTGTAAGATTTCCAACCCCGGATTGTATAACAGAAACAACTCCTACAGATGATATACTGAACTGACAAGTATTCGCACCTTCTCCCATCAAATAGTAAGTAGTGTCTCCACCAACAAAATGACGAAATTTCCACGGTACTGCGGTTTCTGATGATGGACCAATTAATCCATTAAGACAACCTTCTGGATATAAGTACATTTCTGAACCAGCCGTAGTACGCGCTACAACTTCATACTTTCCGTTAATTAACTCTGTTTCAACAACAACAGTCCCGCTAGAAACATATTGTGAAATTCCAGGAATCCAACAAGGACCAACATATGTCCCCTTTTGGATCGCAGGTACGTCCCTTCGTGGGCCTTTTCTATACTGCGCTTTTACCCATTCTGGGGATTTTACTTCCCCATCAATAACTGTCGTCTCGATAACACCGTCAAAGGAGTATTGTGTGGAATTAAGAGCACCCACGTAGAATGGCTTTAATGTTTGCGCTGTGATCCCATCATCATTAACCGCTATTGGATTCTCGTCCAAATATAAAACAGTCGCGCCAGTGGCTGTCACTGTAACGCAAGCCATATGTTCCAAGCCATCCCTTAAATCTGTCGACCCCGAGGCATAATGATTGTACGTGCCTCCACGCAGCTTACCACCAGATATCAAACCAAGACTCATTTCCCAAGGACCACGCACGACTAAAACTGTCGACACAGCTGCCCCGATATTGCACTTAAACCAAGAAATATAAGTACAAGGAGGACCCCCTTTAGTTGTCGCAGAAGTCTCTAATCTACACCCTACATTCCCATTAAACACCCAACCACCATCAGAATTAGAAATCACCCCACCGTAAGCTGTAGCATCTAAATTATTGGAAGAAACATCAGTGACCTTTCCGCCTCTAACTGGCCCCAGCCACTCCGCCACAACGGAATCATCTGTCGGTTGTGGTTCCGCAGGTTGAAAATACCGAACTGCGCGGTGAGCACGATTCCATTGGTATTTTATCCAATCAGGGGATTTTATTTCATTATGGACGTAAGCAGTTTTGATCACACCAGTGAATTTATTCCCCCCACTAAATACCTGCCCTAAGTGTATTGCACCATTTGGATTTATTACACCGGTATCCACGGTTGCGACAGGATCTCCATCTCTGTATAGAATAACACTACCACTTGCCGTGATTGTAACAACCGCCAAGTGGAATAGGCCATCCCTAGTATCGCCGACTGATACAGCGTTATGAGACGTCATTCCGCCCCACAACACGCCACTAGAAAGTAACAAATATGGGCCGTTAGAAGCGAATGACATCAAATACTGATACCCAGCTACTAAAGCAGTAGCAGAATACCAAACCACGTAAGTTCCCAATGCACTCGCTGTATATGTTCCAGCTGTTACAAGATTAGACGCGCCATTAAATTTCCAGCCGTCACCAAAAATATCCGAATGAGCTAGCGTGCCACCACTTGGAATGAGAGTCAGCCCGCTCGAACTCAAATCTTCAAGTCCACCAGCCCAACCAGCCACAAGAGATGAATCTTTTGGATCTGGACCAAGGTATATTTTTCTCTCAGACCGCATATTAATACCCATCCTCGTTCGCGTGTCGCACTGACCTACACCACATTATTTCAATACGTGTGATAAAATATCGACATCGTTACAGTATCCCCGCCACCAACTGTCGCAACTTTCGCCTGAATTTGAGTATTAGCTGGAATTACGACACTCATAAACGGCTGATTCTGTGGGGCATCCACAGCTACAGTAGTAGTAAATCTAATCCTACCTACCTCTACTGTGGCGGCGTACAACACAAGTTCAAAAGTTTCAGCTCCGGAAGAAGCCTCGATACAAATATAGTGGATATCGAAAGGATCCGTTATGGTAGAGACAGGCACAATTTCAACAAACGCTCCAAGAGTCCACGCAGCTCCAGCGGTAACCACAACCCCATTGGCCAAGGTCGGATAAACCTTCGCAATACCATGGATGTGATCCTCCAGCGCCTCAAAACGTGAATCATATTGATGTTCCATTAAACCCATTAGTACCCATCCTCTTTCAATAATGCAGGAAACCCGCCCGATGTAGACACACCGTTCGCCAAAACACTTTCGATTATAGTAAAAATAGCGATCAAAGCCGGAAATTTATTCCCCGTTAGGTTCAATCGTATCAATAATGGCGGCCTTCAAAGCCTCCCAGTCGTCCCCGCGTGCATTGCGGAGTTCCAAGGCCGCAATCAATGCAGATGCGACACCCTCCTCGACAGAAAATTGACCCACTAGAACATCGATTGCCTGTACTACAGTCACAGTTGGATTACTAACAACCCCCTGTTGAACCCTACGCTGCATCTGATTATAAAACGTGACAATTCGATTTCCTTCAGGGATAGAAATACCAAACAAATCTCTCGCCGCTTTAGCCTGAGTTGGCCCCTGCACTAATGCGTCGATCAATGTCTCATGTTGATCAACTGTTAAATTCTCAAGAATAATAAACTCCGGAACTTCGATAACAACAGGGTATGTATCAAACATTTGGTATCCTCCCGCCATTAACTACGATGATCGATGTTGCATCGTACGGAACCCACTGAATAAGCCAAGATCTCGCAGCTGTTTGTGTCGTTCGAGCTGCGTTCACAGTCGCCCCTGCTCCGGAATCAATTGCTGCCCCTTCTTGCACCCAATCTGTTGATGGTGCCCCACCTTCCGCCGGAACTACAGCTATAGGATCAGCAGCAGAAAATAGAGTCATCACTCCGTCGGTAAGAACCCAATAAATTCCTAAAAGTTTATATCCTTGAGTATCTACCTCATAGAAGTTAGTCGCCACAGCCGTAGCATCAACTTCATTGACCCACTCCTCATAAAAACACTTAGGAGCATTTACAATCTCCGTTCGGTACAAATCAGCGGCATCTACATAAGCCCTTTCTGGTCCCATCAATGTTACTGTATACGACTCAGTTCCATCATCCAGTAAAACAGAATCGAGATTGTCGATGGTCAAAACCATTCCGGTCATGTGGAAATCTTCAGAAGAGTAGTAATGCTCGACTGTCCCACCAATCCTATTAATTCTCAAATAGACAACATCGGAAGAGACCGGTACCCACGGAAGACCACCCAATGTAAGTGTTGTTCCACTTGCCCACACAGCTGTGCCAGGTTCCGCAGTCGAAGGAGAGCAACGATACACATCACTACTTAAAGTACGACCAATAAGATCCACCGCAAGAGTACCTGGAACAAAACCAGAACCCCTGGCTGTACCAGTAAGATGAACTATGAGAATATCTGTCGCAGCGAAAACGGCATCAGCTACAGTGATTGTAGTGCCAACAACACTCCATTTATCACAATCACTATGATACGCCGGATCGCCGGAAAGGGGTTTTTGCGTAATCCACAAAATATTATGTTTTGTGAATGTGTATGGAAGACCTATAACCGTCAATGTATCGAGACCGGTACGAGTACTTACAGCGTCCGCCGCAGTACCGGATGGCGCTGCGATATACGTTTGTGTTCCTCCACCAGCCACTCTAGTGTTAATAATTTCTTGCTGCTTTGCGTTCGATCCGGGCATTTAAAACCTCCGCTCAATATCACGAAATACTTGTATTAAATCTCGGACTCATCTTTCATACGAATTGCAACAAAAGAAATCTGCTCTGATACAACACTCCTTGCGCTAGTATCCCAGCTCCTAGAAGCGGCTTTTACTTGCTCAAAATGAGCAGCAACAACCGCTTCATTCCCAGGAAGACGATCAGTCAAGGTAACTTCATACCCGTCTGTGGTTAAAATGTTGTCATATTTCGGAAAAATAGAGAAAACAGCGTTATCATCTCCTGTATACTGCTTAAGAGGTTTCCCGATTACCCTAAAAACCTGAGCAGAAAGAGAGGTCCTATACCCAACAGGAACATGCTCGTGAATCTCAAGTTTTCCTAATACATCAACAGGCTCGAAATCCACAGATTCTTCACCTGAAACGCCACCAGCCCAACCAACGGGATGTCCGGCAATTTTAAAATAAGCGCGTGCGCCACTGAATACACTAGTGCCCATGATTAGAACTCCTATGAAGTGAAAATTTTTTGGTTGGCTGGCGTTACCCAGGAAGGGAAGTCGTAGGAAATGACCGGTCCCAGTGAGTAACAGGCAGGCTAATTTACCCAGCCATTAAGAAACATAGACGAAAAAACGAGTCTTGTCTAGCTAGCCGGAACGGTAAAGCCTTCAACAGCCGCAACTGCTGCAAGAACCCACTCTTCCGCCCCTGTACCGAAAGCGTTTGGCTTCGGAGGCAAATGCAGTCGACCAGTATTCACTGAAGACCTCGGATTCTCGTGAACAATAACACCTAGAGCTTCACCACCACCACCGAGAACAGCCGAAAGTCGAATAGTATTCGGACCCTGACCGCCACTTCTGGCATTATTCTTCAAAATAGTTGCTGTAGTGGTACCGATAATAATATTGCCAGTTTTCGGCATAGCGGAAGCATCTTCAACATGAATAGTCACATCCGTAGCCAACGCAGCCGCAGTCAAACGAGTTTGCGGATCGGTCGATTGCTCCAGAAATTCCAGAGCAGAACCAGTAGTCGGAATAGTACCACTGTACTGTTCAATGATCTTATGGAGAGGATCGATCATAATCTGTGTCATCGAGCCAGGTGTACGAGACACATCCGGAAGCCCCTCAACACCAGTAGAAGTACCACCACCGGTAGGCAGCATAGCATCCAAAGCGTTGATATCTTCCTGGAAGAAATACGGCTCTACAGTGTAAGTATCACCAACAGCAACAGCGCCATCGAAAGCAGGATACACCGTAAGAGTAGTAGCGTTATTGCCCGTCACATACGAAACCGATCCTACTGTGACAGTAGCGGAAGTAACAATAGTTACCTTGTTTCCGATTTGCGTATCGTTAATGTATGGTGACGCCATACCAGCGTCAACAACCGTTGTAGTAGAGCCGCCGGAAGCAGTGAGAGTAGCCGGAGTTACCTCTCTAGCGAACTGCTTCAACAGCGAATTAAACATTTGGTTTCCGACAATACCGGAATCCATAGCTCGCGCTGGTTGTCCCTGAGACTCAGGAACCACATAGACCGGAGCACCAAGATCGTGCGCACCAGCTAGAGCAGCTGCCAAATCCAGATATGCATTCGGAGAAGCGCCAACCCCATTCCACGTTGGAGCCTTATTGCCGTTACGAGACCTCACTCTAAGAATAGTTGCAAGTTCATCGGTAGCGCCTGGAAACCTGATATATCCACGCTTAGGCCATAAATGGCCATTAGAAACCTGAATAGTTGTATCGCCGATAATAGAAGCAGTCCTCATTGCACCGACAATTTCGGCTGTCAACGGCACCGAAGGCAAGCGCAGTGCATCCGCATTAAGCGCCCTTAAAACACTATCGAGAATTTTTTCTGTTCCTGAATCAAGAACAATTGCCATGACCAAAACTCCTTATGCGGACAACACTGGAAGTTGCGCCGAAATCGACAAAGTTTCAAAATTAATTCCTGAGGCGAAAAACAAGCTCACTCTAATGTCTGCAATATCACCACACAAATTCACTGTAACATTATAGAAAGCGTGACGTGTTTCCCCTGTGACAGGATCTTTGCTATCTACGATATATCCTGAAGTTCGATAACTCTCACATTTAGCAGTTACCCGAGACTTGATATCAGCTATATTTCCAGGATTTCCAACTGTCCCGGTAAAAGTATCCTCGATATCGGTTCTCAAATCATAACTGATAAAATTAAGAATGACCCGAACACTAAGATCAGTGTAAGCTAGATTATCATCCCTGGTATGAGTTGTTAGACCTCGAACCCATCGGTACCCCTTCCCTTTCTTCTCCTCGGAGAAGAGAACACCACCTTTTAACAACCTGGTAGAAGTAGTTTTATCTAAGGGATCGGCATAAGTCGAGTTATTTTCGACACCCGTCGCCTTCAAATATTTGAAGGTAATCGGTACCCCAATCACCAATCCTGCTGCCATACCAGCTGCAATAACAGCGTGACCCCAAGGCTCAAACTCCTTAAGATTGGAATCAACATCCAAATTCGTGGGGCTCTGATAGGTCATTAAAGTATCAGGATCATTCAAAGCAGCTGCTTTAATAAGGATATTATCTAGAGCAGTAGATCCTGTGAATTTACAACTCGCAAGTCCCACACACTCATTCTTACCGTCACCACGACTAGTTTGTACGTGACTCAGCAATTGAGCATGAATAGCATCCAAAGAAACAGTTCCTGCATCTTCAGAAATGAGTGGAATCACATAATCACGTCGCCACTTCAACATCTCATCGAAAGCAGCCTGCCAAGTCGTGTTTGTAGACGCTCCTGCCACACCTCCTGTAAGATAAGAATGCGCCGAAGGATTGATCAAAACTGGAACACCCGCACCGACATTAGCAGCGGTCGCACCTGAAACAGCTCTGACAGCAGAAACCAGAGATGAGTATGCATTAACAGCGACTAGAAGCTGATTCAAATCATCCAAAAACCTGGCTCGATCTTCCAGATCCAGATTAAAATCAGCTCGGAGATCAACAGTATTCGCAACTGTTCCGTTGTTTTTAGTATCGAAATCAAAAAGCTGAGATGATCCGGAATCGATCCCACTTCTACCAGCACCAACCTCGGCGAGATAGTTTCCACCAGCAGCTGGGCTACCTGGCACAGCAAGATCGGAATTTATCAGCGAAACAAGATCTGCAACCGTTACTGTAGAAGACAGTGTGATATCGAGATCAGGATCGACAAGCGGAACCGTTACCGAATCGCCCCACGTAACCTCTGTTTCGAGATTTATGGCGTATCCATTTGATCCAGTAATTTTACCAATAACATCAATAACATCAATCCAAGCAATACTGTCACCATTAATCGGGGCAGTATCAAAAAGATCATTATCGGCGAGTGTTAAAACGAGAGGTCCAGCACCAGATCCGGCAACACTTTTAACCGTTCTAATCTGTCCAATACCATTTCCGTCCAAAACACGGATCATAGTGTCTGCCATCGAAGCCGTACCCGCAGCATCTAACAACACATCTGAGGCATGAAGCGTAACGGTAGCATTAGGAGCTGTATTAGACGATGCAGTGATTACCCCCTCCCAAACTCTCTTCTCGATAACCTCGTAAGTAGCCCCGTCAGGTACTAGAGCCGAAAAACCAGCTGCACCAACTCCACCCGAAACAGTTAAAAAATTAGCTGCAATAGCGGTTATTTTTCGATACTCACCTAGAGTCGCCCCGGCAGAAGTGATTCTAACCCACTTTCCTATATAAGGTTCTGTCCCGGCAATAGTTCCTGTGTCCAAAATCGTATAAACATCCGGAGCCGGTCCAGGATTGTCTGTAGTACCTGTAGCCACAACAACGTGATCTTCAGGACCCTTGAAAGCAACATTCATCAGCGGATTACCACCAATATCGCTGATTACTTCCGCAAGCCCAGTACCGTCATGTTCGATAGTAGCCTGATACTTGTTTGAGGAGATAGGATCGACCTCGAAAGCCCAGGATATTTTTATTGTATCAGCACCATAACCCCTAGAAGTAAACACGATCTGATTATCCAGATTTGTTCCAAGTATTGTTTGACCCATGAAAGTAGCGGTCGATTGTGTAGACACATTCGTCTTAATCACAATTACTTGGTTGGCCCCTCCCGGAACCCGAGCATCATTGGCTGGCTCGAAAGCCAACCTAATCGCATCCGCCAGATCTCCGCTCCCAAAAATTGTTTTGGCTAGTGTTGGATCATAGAGAAAATGCGGAACAGCTGGTTCTCCATTATCCGCTTCTCCAATAATACCAATAATACCTGACAAACCAGGATTGGTTTGAGCGACGGTTGAAACATCCACTTTGGAGAGTGCTCCTGGATGAAACATCGTCGACCCATTAAAAGTCACAAATCTTGCCATGACTAACTCCTAATACCGTTCAAACAGCTTATCCCAGTTCTCTTTTGTTGCCATCCTTTTAGGTTTGGCGAACACTACCATAGCCGGGACATGATGAGGTTTTACTCCTTTAGATGCCAAATAGGACTCTATCGAGATGAGCTTTTTTCTTGCGTTATCTATTTTATGAGCTATCACGTCACCACCAACCCGTTTTCGATAGTGGATGTTTTAAAGTCAGGATTTTTAACAGTCACATCAGTAGTTCCGATATTATACGCCAGCACATCAACTTCAAGTCTATTTCCGTTAATATAACTGGTTTCCAAAATCTCAATACCAGATATACCATTGAACTTCATATCGTCAAACTCAACAGTAGCTCCGTAGTGGATATGAGTGCCAGTGATAATCAAAGTAGCCGGTCCTTTAAGCATAATCGACGGAGTTACCGTCAACGCCACAAATTCTGCTCTAGCCACCTCGATAGTACCAGTTACATCCTCACACTCACCAGTGGACTGATTCTCGCTTTGAGTGGTAGGATATATAGTGATGTTCACAGAGGAAGCGTAACCCTCTGCAGCTTTATCCACCTTGTAGAAGTAGTTGAACAAATTCTGGTATTTCATGACCATTCCACGACTCCACACAAAGTCTGGAACAGCTTCACCGATATTAAGAAGATCGGTGCCAGAAAGAGATATGTTTATCATCTCATTTGTTTCAAAAAGCATTTTATTTCTATAAACTATCATTTTGCAAAGAGCGTATAGAAATAGAGTGAACAGCTCGCTTTGGGTGATTATTAGCAGTGTATGAGAAACCGAATAGAAACTGCCCTCATTTCTCCAAAGATCAGCAACTTCCCCATCTTCCGGAAGTGGTATTAGTTTCCTGGGGTATCCATACGAAGCCTCGCTCGGAGAGGTCTTGTAGCTAGGGTCTGGATCGTCCTCCCCATCAGGATCGTACCAAACCTGGCCTGGTATCCCTGACCGCACAACTGGTCTTATTTCATCTGTTGTGCATCCACCAGGTTGACCGGCGATATCCGGTAAAGTTCCTTCTCCGAGAAGATCACCTAGAACAGAATGAACTTCATCTTCCGAACTCAAAATAACAGAAATGCTTGGTACTTTGGTCTCAATTGCTGCGCGTGAAAAACCTAAAAACATAGAAATTTCTGTATTTCTAAATATTTGTTTTATATTTTCTATCTCTTCTTCAGGGATATTTCTTAGAAGCGAATTTACGACAAAGTCATTATCCCGAGCCTCTTGAAGACCCTTCTGGATAACATATTGGATCACATTTTCAGGTACCATCGCCATGTTCTTTCACGTCCCATTAGTATCAATACGAGGTTAGCTATTTCTCTGATCTGAGAATAGCCATCACCGCAGTGCCTAGTACAGCTGGTGCTATATTGTAGTGAAACATTCTTTGGACCTTTTCGTGAATCATGTATCCTACAAATCCAGGATGTATCCACTTACCTGTATGTCTAGAGGACATAGTAAGAAACTTGTGCCACGTTTTCTGTCTTCCTTTCTCGATATTCATACTTGAAACAATTCCTATTTGCTGTTTCAAACGAGCCATAGAAACATCTTGTCTTACAAATTTGGATTTTTTAATTTGCGATTTTGGTGGAGAAAATATTCTTCCCTTTTTAGTTTTATGATAATGAGATTCTTGGAATGGTATAATCATATAACTACTACCATCTTTAGCGTACTTGGTTTTCGAACTTTTACTTAAAGTCTTTTTCATATCATAAGCTCTAGCTCCGAATTCCAAGTTATATATAAACCCCTCCTTCGCATCTAAAGTAATCTCGAAAACCTCGAAACCAGCTTCAAGTATTTTAAACTCCAAACTAAGAGCTTTTACATATCTATCGTAAGTAGAATCCAAAACCGTAGCAGCTTCTGTTTTCCAAAACTGATGAGTTAAATATCCAAGATTCCTGATAGCACGAACTAATTGAATTTTAGCCCACGGTGTATCTATATCAGGAACATGTGGGTGATCTACGATTCTCGCTACAAGTTTCATATCACCACCTTCCCACCAAAAATACTTGAACCATCAGAAGCCTTTTCAGAAGCTGTTTCCTTCATAGGATCATCCGACATATGCACAATATGACGCCTTCTCAGGAGTACTTTACTGCCCATATTTACACCAACATCCCTTCTCTCTTTTACAGGAGTGAAAACAATCCACTCAAGATGGGCCAAATATTTTATAACAAATCTTGTTCTGACCGCAGGTGTTCTACCTATCCATCGAATAGTTTTTCCTTCGAAAATAAAATCATTATCTTCATAGTACTCGACTTCGTTTTCATCTTCTACATGAATAGAATGCACACCTTCGTAATTAAGACGATCCTGATCCTCAGAAAGCCATTGAGTACCGCCGCGCTTAACTTGCCTTTGATACGCAGCACCTCTAACCATAATCTCGCCATCACTCACAGCCTGCGGCCAAGTAAAAGTAATCTTGTCAAAATCAGTGATCGGAGGAAACAGGCTAGACGAAGGAGACAAAGTACAATCCCCAGGCTCAAGGATTCCGTACATCGAAATATCCCTAGAAGCGGTGATATCGGTAATGAGACCTTGAATATACCTGGGATTTCTATACAACCAACCATCTGAATTACAGGTACTACAAAAGACATTCCCAACAAGCTGGTCTTCTTCCCCACCTCGTCGACACTTCATGCAAGAAATAGCTGTTTCGTGAATTACTGTTTCTCCACGATTATGGATAAGACCATCTTGAAATCTTCTATTCTCGGAAAACGAAAGTCCGCTTCCAAGATTTAGATTGGTATGCGTACGCAACCCAAGTCCCTGAGTTTTGAAACCGAGATTCCCGTAAAAACTTGGTGTCTTTTTGTTTCCGCTACTCATATAACCGCCAAGGGTATTCCACGATACTTATCTCTAATTTTTTGACCGTTTTCACGAATCCATCTTCGATGATCTTCGATCGAAGCTGAGTATATACCGTAGATGGCAGAAGACGTGTACGAGACCGACTCGGAAATTCCGTCTCGACCCAACGACATAGACGAAACTCCAGACCTAAAAGCCTGTCCCGCCACCGTGAGAATAGGAATGGCGGCTTCTCTTCCTAGCCACTGCAAAACCTCGCCAGGCACATCTCTTAGCCCGACTAAAGCTGAGTAATGCCAAAAGTTAGGAAGACATCTAGCACCGGCAACACCAGTGACAAAAACCAGACCTAAAAAGTCCCACGCGATTTCTTGATTAAGAGGAACTAGCTGGCCGTAGCCAGATGTTTCACTAAGCTCCAGCCACTCAAGATTAATATCAACGATTCGGGTATTGCCGGTCATCCCAAACAACTGATCAACAGATAAAACGCGCCTAAACGGGAACTTTATCTGGATCCAATCGTTTCGATCCTGGAGATAGTAAGTAACCGGAGACGTGACCTTGTCCCAATCAGCATCCAAAAGAATGGGACTCAGATTATGCGGCGAGAAAGTAATCTGGGTTGGATCAATATCTGTGACACACCTAGTGGGTTCGAGAAGAACCTGAAGTTCGGAATTTTCAATCTGATCCGCAGCTGCCTTAATATAACTTCTAATTGTTTCGTTCGACAAATCAGATTCTTCAACCAGGAGAAGTTCTTGACAAGATGCTGCTGGAGTGTACCTGGCGTCGACTTCTATCAGGATATACTCCTGTCCTACAGCTGTAGGAAGTATGTAGGTCTGTTTGGTATCTGGTGTTATTGAAACTCCAGGACCTCCCTCTCCCCAACTTAAGTACCTAGATGTACCCTCGATCGTGTAAGAAAGAGGAAAAAAAGCTAACGGATGATTTCTAGAAACCTCTAAAAGAGTAACTCCAGTAATCGTTCTAGGAGGGAGTTTCCAGGTTCGTATTTCCGACGATTGAAGATCAATTCCGAACAGGAATTCTCTCTTCATCCTATCTACTGTAATCAAAGAAACATCGAAATCATCTGACGATTCGTTTGTTGTAGATGCCACACTGTCATACACATAGATAAAATACTGACCAGCTTTCGCCAAACGAAACAAGTCCGGACTTGAAAGAATTGAATTAAGCTCGAATTCTATCTCTACACCAACTGTATCGAAATCGGTGACAGATCCATCGAATTCGTATGTTGTTTGCGCAATAGTGTAATCACGATTCCGTCGAGCTTTTCGTAACTCAATAGTGATCTCATCACCATTAATTGGAGCGGCCGGAGTACCCCTGACTAAGACAGTCACAGTGTCTTTGGTACGTTCGTATTGAGAATATTCCTCTAGATCTGTTTCAACTAGAGTTAACGAGATAATCGCCATTTTTTCCCTCTACGAAATATCGAACAAACTCGCCGTAGAGGAACTTGGAACTACCAACGTACGGCGATAGGATATCTCAGTTATTATTACATCGATTGTGGTATCTTGCAAAACCGAAAACTGAAAATAGCCGTTTACGTCGGTTCTAGCCGATACTATGTCGGTCGAAATTCCAGCGTTCGATATGACTACCGGAGGAGCCAAAATTCTGGCTGAAACTGCGGTATTATAGATTGGTGCGCCCTGTTCATCCAAAATATGCCCATAAATAGAACACAAAGACAACTCCGGATAAGGCACGCTTCCAGTAGAAGACACAGTCAAATCGGCCAACAAAGTAGCTGGGGTACTATCTGTGGAGAACTCCACAACAAAATCCCCAGCTGTCGATATAATTAATTCCTGAGTGTACCACACTCTGGTATTGGCCGCTGACTGTGTTAATGAGAGAGGTAAAGCAACCGGAAGAAGAGTGGTAGGATCTAAGGCGCTGATAGCAGCGCCAGTTATTTTATCTTGAATTGCGTCAAGTTGGATCGCGGTTATTGCGCCTACAGATGTCAACGTAATGGACATTCTTTCGGCAACGTTTCGCACAAATAGAAAAATAGCGTCAGCTGCCATGAAAGAACCTCCTACACTGCATTCCCAACAGCTGTAAACGTGCCTGTGGCAACTACGGACCTAGCCCAGAAATGCTGAATAACGCCAGGAAAATTCACAAAACCATCCGTCGTATCAACCGGAACCCAGGTTGCGTTATCAAACGAAACTTCGATTACACCAGGACCTAGATTTTTGAAAACCATATCCCGTATCGCAGTATACTTCTGGACCATCACCCTATTTCCAGTCGTGTCTGTTCTAGAACCCCCTCGAATTCCTGGAAATTGATACTTAGTACTGTTTTGTGTCGCTGAGTAGACAGCGGGAGTTTCTCGTAAATGTACTGGTCTACCATGCTTAGACATAAATTACCTACCTACCGCACCCTTGTAGTCTCAACGATAGACGGCTTAGGCATATTTGGGCTCAAACTAATTTGCTGCCTGAGTGGAGTTGTAACAGCCTGCACAACAGGAAGTAGATTAACCGTTTCGTTGTTAACGATCTCTATAGAAACCACCTGTCCAGCAGGGATCAACGCCGGAAGTCCACCAGCTACTGTACCAGCGAAAGCCGCAGCAACTTCCGACAACTTGTAAGGTGTTCCGATTGCCAACTGATCAGCTGGAGCTGAAAAGTCGGTCATACTCACAACCAAAGTACCTGCACCAACAGTTGCAACTGTCCAGTCGTCGTAATAACGAATTTCAATCGAAGTAGTAGCCTGGTCAACCAAAAGATCACTACTGAACATAACTTCTTCAAGTACAGTAGCTGACTCTGTCATCAAAAGAGGCTCATTTCCAGTACCGGCGTGTGCAATAAGAGCCAAAGCAAGAGGCTGATGCATAGTTCTAAGCATATTCAACTGGCGAATAACTTCTTGAACAACATTAGAACCGAGGTCGTCGAGTAGATTAACGATTTTTCCTGGATCAGTACTCATATATCACCTAAAGTTAAGGTTTACTTCTATTTGGTGGTTTTCTTGGTTTTCCTGGTCTTTCGACCGGATTTCTTGATAACTTTCTTCTTCGGAGTCGGCTCAGGCTCTTCATCAAATTCCGAATCGTCGAGATCCAAATCCTCATCGAATTCGAGATCGTCTAGCTCCTCAAGTTTTTCCTCGGGAACCTTAATCTCCGCAATAACTTTCTTCTTCGGAGTCGGCTCAGACTTCTCTTCAACCACTTCCATAACAGGAACGGGAACAACCATATCCGGATTTGAATAACCTGGACGCCTGAGTAAAGCTGCCCAATCCAGCTGATTCTTCTGAGAAACCATTGCTATCCCATCACCCTTGAAAAGAAAAATAGTGGACCCAACAGTGAGTGTCTTATTTTTAATTGAACTATGTTTGATTCTTAGCATTGGCTCCCTATACGTTACAGGTTCCTCAGAGTCGAAAGACGACTTAAACAACTTCTTTCCTATTTTTCGAAAACTTTCGTGCCTTCCTGCACCACCGCTTGAAAAACCTTTTTGTACTTCAGGTTTGAGCAAATCTTTACTAGAGTAATGCTCTACGGGTTTTCTTTCTTCTAGAATTTCACTCATTAAAAACCTCTAAAGGGGTAGCCACTTTTTACGATGGCTACCCCTTAATCCCGACTACAGATCCTACAGGCGACCAATATTGATCATTCGCATCCATTTCTTTGGAGCGAACAGGATCGGAGTGCCATACAGAAGAATCATCCACCTGTATGCAGGTGAAAGAACCGCCAAATCCATCTTCATGAGAGGAGCTAACTGACGGAACGTCAAGACCCGACGGTCCATCTGACCCAGGTAAGCAATCTCAGTAAAAGGAAGAAGAAAGTTACGGTCTACAGCAACCGCTGTATTGATAGTAGCAGCAATCTGATTAAGGACAGGAACCTTTAGGATTTCAGAGAAATCTGCCGGATTCGCAGAAGTTGTATCTGGAAGCGTACGGTAAATCCGAAAAAACTCCGGAACATTCGCGCCCAAAACAGCTGCATTCGTAACATCAATAACAAATGCCTGATTGGCATTAATTGCAGCGATAGTGTGTGTGCGATTGAAATAAACCGGAGCACTCTCACCAAAGCGATTACAAGCCGTGACACAGTACGAGAAATCGACTGTAGCGGTAACAGTACCCAACAGCTTATCCCACTCAGCCGAACCAGCAACATCGTACGGAGTTGCTACATTAGCAGTCATACTCGTGGGAGGATTCGGAGCGTTAGGGGAAGTCGCGGCTGTTGGCGGACTCTTAAGCTGTTTCAGGAACACCGTAGAATTAAAATTCATCGTTCCGGCCTGAGTCTCCATCGACTTGACAGAGAGACCGACTCGACCTTCCTTCGGCGCAGGCAGGTTCACACGCTCGCGAGGATAGAACTGCTTGGCCATGTCGCTCATAGCCTTCGTACCGACAAACATCTCATCGGGATACCCGAAACTTTCCACGATGATATTGGAGCCTTCCTCAACATCCTGTTCCTGGACCGGAAGACCTTCCATGTCCAGATATGAGTTGATATCAATCAACGCATCCAAACCGTCGAATTGCTCGGCCTCGCCGTCCCACGCCAACGATGCATCGCCGTGATACAGGGAATTAGTGATCTGTGCCAGCAACCAAAGAATTCCTTCCTGGTTTTGCTGCGCAATCACATCACCATGAGCGGGTACGACCATCGTCATCGGATGAGAAACTTCACGCTGTGTACACATATACTTAATGTACGCAGTACGCCGAACATACGAACTATCCTGGGATTGTCCCAGCTCGCCTTCACGAGTAAAAGCACCAGACTCCGGATCACCGTACGAAGTAACCTGATTGTACTCCTCAGCTGTGCTGTATGCAGGAGACTTATGAATCTTCGGCCAAATCTTGAAATGCCTATTTGTGTAAGACAAAACCTTCAGGCTTTGCTCTAGACTTTGAACTCGAAGCGCAGCTCCACCAGTCTGATTAGTGGTGGCGTAACCAGCTTCAAGAGCTTTTTGAAGTTGGTCAGCAACCGCTTGCCGATCACCTGCAAAACTTCCGAAACCATTGAGCCCCTCAGGGTAGTGAGAAAGAGAAACCATCTTATATTACTCCTAGCATAGGAAAAGGGAGGGACTATCCTCTCCCCGCCAAACAATTCAAACTTTTTGCGATACTATCAGGAAGAATAGCACTTGGATCACTATCGAACTGCACAATATCCATGGCAGTAATCGGAGAGTTCCCGGACATGAAACGTTCATTCATCTCAGCCAAAATCATATTGCGCTGATCAACCTTATCGACGTAGGAATTGGCAGAAACGGATTTCTGCATATTTTCCCCTTCGGTGTTAGCGTAACGAGTGACTCCTTTAGGACCGCGAGAAGGTTCACGCTCCTCTCGACTAAGAGAATTAACGCTCTTTTGAAGCTCATCATCAATAAGAATAGCACTATTGTTGATTGCTTTCGCAAGACCAACACTACTTTCCATACGACTTTTGAGCATAAGACCAATTCGTGCCTGCATGTCAAACAACGTGTCCTTCACAGATTTCTGCAAATAAAACATGAAGTCCCCTACATCGTAAACACTGTCAGCAAAACTTTTCTGGGAGTTGACTGATCCAGGCTGACCAGCTTCGCTAGGTCGATATTCAGGTCCAGAGATATTGGGAGACAAATTATAATCGCTCGTACTTGGAGATACTGCCCGAGAATCCCGATTACTTGCACCAGTTCCAGGACCAGCAGACTCAGTAGCGGACGATCTAGCGGAAGGGGTGGTAGGCGTATATGAATCGTCATCACTGGACGGCGGATCAGGCTTAGGACCAGAAACATTTGGCCTAATCTGGTGTCCGGGCGGAAGTGTTTTAGCAGAAGTCCCGCCTCTAGTACCACTCATAGAAGGAATACTGCCGCTATGCATAGTAGGCACTTCTGCACCAATACCAGCGTCTGGTGTACGCGCACTCAAACCAGACCCGAATTTACTTCCTCCACCTTTGTCCATCTCACCACCCTCATTATATGTACTAAATTGACGAAGTTCTCGACCGGCTTTTTCCAATTCCAGTCCCAGCTGATCTAGCGACTTAGATGTTCCGGATTTAACCGGAAATCCAGTTTGCGCCGCAGAAATCTTGGAACTGGAGCCAGAAGATTGGTTAGACGGAGGTGGCGGTTTTGGACCTACACTCGGCCTAGTTTGTGTATCATGAGGTTGTACTTTAGTAACATCTCTACCTTCGCGACCACGATCTGGATTCGACACAGCCGACATAGCATCGCGTAGAATATCGCTTTTCGAGATTTTACTTTTACCGTTGTAATCACCACCAGTATTAGTATGATTAGCATCACTTGTACTGAGATTTTCTTCTTCAATATTTCCCTGACCAGAATGGGAGCCCCTAGTGATCTGACTCTTGAGAAGCTCATCTAATTTACTCAGAGAAATGTCGACGTACGCACTGTCTACGCTAGGCATCAAACACCTCCTACTCTAGTCCAAGTACATTTCGTGTAGCTTCAGTAACTTCTCCGGTAGTCTCAAATCGGATGATGTCCGTGGCATCCAAAGTGCCGGCCTGAACGGACTTATGCATAGCCTCAAAAGCCATACCCGGAGAAATCGAATCCTCGCTTCCACCACCGCGAGAAATAAACCCGACATTGCCGAGGATATTTCCGCCACCGCCAGACATCATTGATTTCAGCATATCGGTATTTTCCTGAAGATTATTCATACGATTACTCGTATTCACGACCTCCTTCCCAATCCTACTGACATGCTCACCAACGGACTTGTTGACCTCGATAGACTCCGCTGCATACTCATCTAGCATACCACACAAAATATCCTCGAAATCGTCGAAGGACTTCATGACATCGACTACCATATCGTAAAGGACAGGATTAGTTTCCATACCCTTTACAATGGCTGGATAGTCAGCGGCATGTTCGCCGAATGATTTCCCAATACGAGTCTTGTATCCACCACTAGGAGTGTATTCACCCCCGGTAGATACATGATTGTATGTGGAAGTTCCAGGATTGCTTTGGTGCATATCGGACATTTTTCCTTGGCCCGAATGATCACCCTGTAAAATCTGACTCATTTTGTTCTCCTGCTACGAAACTGCGAAATTCCGAAATACTACATCAGCAATCCCTTCCGAAATCGCCCTAGAATAACCTTTTTTTAATTGGATATAAGCCACCGTTTCAGCTTTAGAAAGTGAAACACTATAAGGATTATCTACTACCTTGGAAGCACCCTCCAAACTTTCAGGCCGTAGCGCAGCTCCACCAGTCTGATTGTTTGTCGAATATCCAGCTGTCAAAGCCTTTTCTTGTTCGTCTTCTTTATCTTTTTCATCTTCCCATTCCTGGGAATAAAGTGATTTACGAATCTGAGCCCAAGTATTTGTGTTAATCGGAGCCGGAGTGATTGCTACATCCTGCACCCAACACTTGACAATTTTGTTGCCAACTCTCCTCTTCACTTTTCCCTGGACAGAGAACCCGACATTTCTTTCAGCACCATCAGTTGCATCAATCGAATTCATCATATTCCATATGTCGTCAGCGACTTTGTTTTTATCAAACAATCTGCCTTCAACATAAAGACCATCTTTGCGAACTTGTGCTTTAGTTGGCCACCCAACTTTATTTTCGAAACCAGGTTTATGGTCATTATTGAAGTAGCCGTGCTCCATAAAGTACGACACGTCAATACCGGCCTGATCCACTATCTCACCCTGTAGATCTTTGTGAGAAGTAGATGCGATTCCTTCGATGTACCTGTGCTCTGTACCAGTCTTGGCATCTTTCCGAACTTCAGACTTGGATATCGGCATCCAAAACTCAAAATTCTCAACAGTTGTATCTAGTGCAGGTTCCATCTGGTTAGCCCTAAACGCAAAAAGGAAACCTAGTATCTAAACCAGATTTCCCTTTATGGAAACTAAGTAGACTTGTGTGTGGGACTGCTAAGTCTCCAGGAACAAATCTACTTCTTATATAGCCCCACTGTCAAGTACTTTTTGGTATATAATGTAGAACTCTTTTTGTGGTAGCGGTCTTTGGAATAACCGAGAATTGGAGAGGTACCTCTCGACCACATTTTTTACACACAGCGACTGGAGACCAGTTCCTGGAATTGACCACCAAAACCTTAGATCTAATTTTAATGCGCCCATCACCATAGACTGTGACTATTTTTTGACCGCAAGGGCATACTTTTTCATCGCATACAGGCATTCAATTATCCAAGAAAAATTGAAGATCTCTTTCAGAGACTGCTTGTAAATCTATCTCAGACACGGCTTTTTTCAAAGTATCGCGCACCCTATTATAGTGCTCCTCAGAAAGAAGATTAGATCCAACATACCCATCCATACTTTTAACATACGGACAGAAAGTTGGGAAGGTTCCGTGTATAGCGCCTTGGAACAAATCCATACACCAAGGAGCCTTAGCATGACGAGTTGGATATACGGAGCAAACTCTAGTCGCTTGACCCTCCCTAACCAAAAACTTACAAGGCAGTTCTGGGATCGCAATCTTGTAAACCTTGTCTCCCAGTTTAACTGGAATAGACACAAAGCAGCAAACACCACATTTAACACACATTTTCTCTAGATCTCCCCTCTCCACGAGAGAGTCTAGATGCGCTCCTACTTTTTGTGGTGTGTTACTATTCACCTTGCAGTCCTTTTTGATCTAGCTGACATCTGCTCTTTAAATCTTGCAACTCTTTCCTTCCTTTTGCTTTCCAATGAAGACTTCCTATCTCCTCCAGCCTGATGCCTCAACCATTCATCCAACGGCACATACCTAATTTTCCCTGTTTTAGGGTTTCTAATAAAATGACCTTGCTCTATACCTGGAGACTGAACAGGCTTTCTAATAGCAGAACTCTTCAAAGCCTTTTTGACATCTCTTAAAGTCCTAACTTGGCCCCTCTCAGGGGTTGTTGATATGGATTGCCTTCGTTGCTTCTGTCTATGTTCGGAAGAACTAGGTGTCAATACATTTCTTCGTCCACTCATAGGATCTTTATCAGGTAACTCAGGAAAATCACTTTCAACTTTACTTCCATCTCCAGTATTTTTTTCTCTTAAACTTCTTCTATTTTTACTAGATTCTTTTAACATTGAAGAAGTAGCACTAATTCTATGTTCTGGAGATTCTTTACGAACTTTTTCTAAGCCTGCTCTCTGCTTTGACTGCTCAAGTATTAAATCATTTTGTTTTCTTCCTTCATCTAAATTATGATTTATCTCTCTCATTAACCTGGAATCGCTGCCAGAAGACATAGATTCTTTACGAAATTTCTCTTGACTTGGTCTCCCAACAGCAGCTACCTGAGCAAAAGAACTCCTAGCAGCGTCTTTTCCGGAAGGCTTACTTACCGTACCAGAAGAAGCGGGAGTACCAGATAAGCCAGTACTCCCAGAAGGACTGCTAGAACCTCTAGAAGAATCACTGGAAGCTCCAGCGACTCTATTAAAAACCTCTGCGGGGGCTTGTTGTCTTTGAGGTCTCGCAGTCTCAGCATTTTTGGCATAAGCATCTCTTGTTCTTGCTAACGCAGCATCATTCTCAGCCCTGTTTTCAGCCCTTTCAACAACTTTTTTTTTGACTTCGCTCCTAGCTCTAGTTGCCGCATCTCCTGCAACTTGAAACCCGGCTGCAGCAACGTTTTCTCCGCCTGGTCGAGCAAACATACCTCCCGCTGCAGCACCACTCTCGTAAGCACTTTTAGATAATCGGTTATCGAGAGCATTCAAACTTTTCCCGAGACTACCCACAGAAGAAACGACTTCGGTGCGAATTATGGGAGTTTGATAACTGGCTATTGTCTTATGAGCAAGTATGAACTTCTCTTCCTTAGAAAGTCGCAAACCTGTTGTGGAGATTCCCGACTGAGTTTTACCGAGCATTCCAGGAAAAACAGCATTGATGATCTGCTTCTCCTCGGGAGAGCAAGTACCCACTTTCTGGTTATTGGCTTTAGCAGTCGTTAGCTTATCAATAATGTCAACCAATTTACTAACAACATAGTCATACGCCAAAGAGCCGTCAAGATACCTACGAATAAGCGGGTTCGCGCCACCTTGTACATGAGATAGAGGGACAGTCATCTTGATGCTTTTTTCCAAAACATCAGGATTAATCATAAACGTTGGTTTTCTTACTATATTCATCACTACACCCCTCGCACAAAAAACGTTACAGATTTTCTGGTCTTGCTCATTCGCTCCCTTCCTGGATCATCTCGCTCTGAAGGCTCTGACAAAATATGCATAGGCTTCGGAGAAGTACCTTCGGCAGCTTGTGTTCCTAATTTTGGAATACCAAACCTAGCACTTGCCGAAGGATTACTCTTACTACTGCCTTTCCTTTTTTGTTTTTTAAGATCTTTACGAGTTTGTTTATCTTCTTCAGTAACACGAGGATTTTCAGGACGATCAAAAGAATACAGTTCGTCCTCGTCTTTATCCTCTTCTTCAGATCCCACAGACTTCTGTATACAAAAAATCATTCTATACCTCAAGTTTCCGAGTACCAGGTTAACCTATTCTGCATTTCTCGTGCATTCTCTAGACGTCGTTTTTGATCCAACTCAACACTCTTTCTAACCTCCGAAGAATCTACCACATTAGCACCAAAAGACGCCATGAACTTCTCTCTGTAGCCCCTATTGTCGATCATACTACGCCCAGCCATTGCAGTACGAGCACTCTCGTGAGTGTCTTGGTAGTACATGGATTTATCTACTGCCCTTTTATTTCCTGCTTTTTCAGGCACAGTGAGATTACCAGAAGGCTTATTACTCGTCTGTGGTGGTTGCGCTCCTAAAGCAGAACCGGCCACCACAGCTGACGCTAATTTTGCATGGTGCTCGTTAAGAGTTGCCTCGGATCTCGGATTTATATGCGCAAAATGATCACCTGATAGATTATGAAGATAGTGTGCCGCGTGTGCTTCAGAGAGATTTTCACCAGCCTTGAAATGAGACTCAGCAATATCTCTATATCGAACACCATGAGGCAGCTTAGTAGGACGCGCAGTAGGGACATCTGAAAGATTATTGACACCAGTACTACGAGAAGCACCAAAAGCCCTTTCCGACTTGTTTTTATCAAATTCCTCTTTTCCGCCTTCAACCATCTTAATATGCTGAATCCCAGCCCCTACATTACTAGCGTACTCCCTACTCCCTGGGTCCATTATAGTTGCAGCCCTCATATGGTGGTAAGCATATTTAACATGACCGTCTAATACATCGCTTTTGTATCTATCCTGTTTTTGACCTTCCAAATAAGACGATTTTGTAAATCGATTGCTTTTAATCAATAAAACCGAACGAGCAGATCCGTAATTTCCGGATTTGATTATATCATCCAAAGCCTTTCTAACATGTTCCCAGGAACTTTGAGTGAACAAACTAGGACTTTCCAGCCCTCTAAGAAGATCTGTGGTCCCTCTCGTAGGTGCTCCTGTACCGCGCTTACCTATCTCTTTTCCGGAATATATCGTGTGCTGAATAACTTGAGCGGACAAGTGTTGCTTAGCTCCCTCGTGCGCTGGCATTGTGCCTGCGTGAGAAACGATAGAACCATCTTCGCGCTCTCTATGCGTTTCGCCAGCGTTCATATGGTGAGCTATGGCATGGCCGAGCAGCTCTTTGTGAGGACCGTCACTCAACTTATCATGAACACTCGACAACTCTTTTGCTCTACTTTCGTGAGCCGCTGCAAAATCACCGTGAGAAGCGTTATCTGGAGTAGCCCTTGGATGATCTGGATGAAGAGGGGTTTTGCCGAAAGAATCGACCTTTTGCACTTCGTTGTGGATCGCTCCATGGTGATTGCTGTGCTTTTCAGCATCCATCCTATCATATTTATTATACGCTCGACCCTCGCTACGTTGTTTATGAAAAGCAGCTGATCCCAAGTGTTCCAAGTGCTCTTCAGAATTCGGATTCGTTACAGAAGCTGCAGCCAGCGCAGACACATGGTCTTTAGCTGCATTTGCCTTTCCAGGACGCAAACTTTCATGAAGATTTTGTTTTCCTGGAGCTGCTCTTTGATCTGTCGGTCGCATACTAGTGACTTCAAAACGTCCTTTTCTCCCGAAAACTTGTCTTCCTTCTTCATCTACTCTACGACGAACAGCAGGACCTTTTCTACTTTCAGATCCAGTAGTCTCAGATCTCTGCCTGGTCATTTCCTGGTGGCCGGCTTTTCTGGGTCGAATGTGTACACCAGGTTCTTTTTTAGAGGATACTTTAAAAGGAACTTTAGTCGCTTTTTTCTCTTCAGGCTCTTTCAAAAGAGCTGCTTTAGCAGCTTTAAACTTTTTAGGATCTACTGGATCCAAAAGAACAGCACCGCGATTTTTTATATCTTGAGACCGAACGGCTTTAGTAAGCACACTAATAATCGATTTCCTAATATTATCAGTATTTTGATCTGCCATGGTAAAACCTTTTATTAATGGAGGAGAGACATCTTTCACTGTACGAAGAGCACTACCAGGTAAAGAAGGAGGAACCCCTCTAGGTCGAGTAGTTCGATCAGAATACTTAACTGTTCTAGAAAGACTAGACGAAGGAGAAGGAGAAGAAGAAGGAGAAGGAGAAGGAGAAGGAGAAGGAGAAGGAGAAGGAGAAGGAGAAGGAGAAGGAGAAGGAGAAGATTGGATGACAACTTTTCTCTTCACATCTCTTACTGTCCTCGTCACCCCAAGATCGACAGGAGGATTAGCGTGAGTATGTGCCATCACAGATTCTGCTAATTTAATATGATGCTCAGTAGTAGGATTACCGGCTTTTGCACTGTGAAAAGCATGTTCGCTTTGCTTTGCAATTTTTCCTGCCCTGTGTCCAACTATACTAAACGCAGCTGATTTTGCATCCCTAGCTGTCTGATTATGTATATTTTTGCTGTATTTATTAACTTGGTGGTTAGAATCCAATTTTCTAGGTTCGGAAACATTTTTAACGTTAAGATCTGTTGATGCCTGGTATGCTCTTTTTGATAAATCTGTGTTTTTGCCAGGCGTTGATTCAGGACGAGAATGCGCATCTAATGCTTGCCTGTGAGAGTTATAAGCTCTTATATGATTACGAGCAGTCTCATCATGAAACACATGATCACGACCACTAAGATTACCATCTTTGGATTTATTTTCATGCTTCAACGCTTCTCCGAAATGATGAGAAGCTAATTTCACATGATCATCCATAATGTCTTTCTTTTTTAGAGATTTAAAAAACATTAATTTAGCACTTCCACCCTTTAAAATATCTTTTGTGCTAGGTATAGAAACATACGAACTGGAAGACAAACGCTTTCCTTTATGTGTTTTCAACATAACTTTAAAAGCATCCAAAGGAATTTCCCTAATTCCCTCGATGTGATCCGTTCTATTGTAATTACCAGCATACATTTTATAGGCTTTTTCTTCCGAGGTAAAACCCAAAATAACCTTATCTTCATCGAATTTCTTGGTTTTTACGTCAATCTGCCTAACCACAAAAACTTTATCGGAATTCTTGTTTGGACCAACGAACACATCCAAGTGTTCACCGTCGTAACCTTCAGTTCCACGAATATATCCATAGTCGCAATTCATCTTGGACGACCACTTCTTTCCATCGGAATCAGTCCCACTCCTCGTAGAACCTTTCTTATTCTCAATAGATATCGGAAATCCTTGAAACCAATATTTATCTTCTAATCTGTAACTTTTTCTTACAGATGGGAATAGTCTCTTGTCGCCGACCATTTTAAGCAAAATCTTTCTATCTTTAGCCTTCGCCGAAGATAATGCAGTGCTTAGAGAAATGTCCCCTGACTTGTACGAGGACAGCAAAAAAGATAAACTTTCACTCAATGTAAAGACCTCTGAGGAAGCGAGTCTAAATCAGCGACATCTTGTTGATCTTGTGGTTGCTGCTCTTGCTCTTGTGGTTGCTGTTGCTCGGCCTGCATTTGTGCCTGAGCCTGTTCCTGAGCTACCTTATCCTGCTCTCTTTGGTACTGTTTATCTTCCTGAGCAGTCTCGAACTCCCTATCTGCATTGGACTGATTTACTTCCATTTGCTTGTACTGTAAAAATGTTGCGTTCAATACAACATCACCGTCATCTAGAGGATCCAGTCCCTCATCTACCCGAACCTCATTCACTGTCTTGTGGGTAGTTACCTCGGTTTGTCGAAGCTCCTGAGCCTCTTTCTGAGTAAGCTCATCCAAACCCACAAAATCAAGAAACAACATATCATCGAAAGGAGAAATAATATGCTTTGTAAGTGTTTTTGCGTAGTATCTAAGGAGAGGTCTAAGTCCTCTATCCTTAGATTTCTGGAGCTTGTGAACAGCCTGGGTATCAAATTTGATGTTGGTTTGTTCCGCGCCTGTAAACTCGTACCCAACCTCACCAGGATCAATACCACACACAGAACAAGTAGTGCGAATTAAGTACTCCAACCAACGCTGATACTCCATCTCCAGATTTGTTTTCTGGAGATTAACATACTCGATAGCATCAGACATCATCACAGGGGTGCGAAATGCATTCTGAGTACCGGTAACGTTCGCCTGCCACTGTCGCTTGAATGACTCTAAGTAGTCGTCATCTACGTTGGCCCCTTTGATATTCAGCAAACCCTTGGGCATAGACCCTTGAGTAAAGGCATTAAGATTATATTGCTCAGCATACAGATGAGCAGTAATAATTAACACCAACATCTCAAAGTTGGAGACACCGTAGCCATTCCTGTAGATATCCGTCGTAGGATTCATCATACAGAACGCCAATTCCTTATCTCTATATAGAGTCTGAATCTGTCCTCGAACCACCTGAACAAACTTCACAGGACCAAAACCCTGAGCTGGGTAATATCTCCTTCTAGGATCTAATCGAGGATTAAAAGAAGTATCTCCACCATAAAGACTATCTTGAGTTTCATTCTGGAATCTACCAGCTCTAGAACTCCGATATTGAATTGGATCGAAACCCCAGTCCTCGTCTGTAGCTGCTATGCGAATAGTAGCTCCATCAATGGCGAGAAATTCAAAAGGCTTTCCCGACAAATCTGGTACTATTTCGAAGCAATTGTGGCTAACAATCCCGTTGGCTAGATAGCTGTTATCCTCGTCCACTTCCATGTTGAACACTGGATACTCGTAAACTTCTTTGGAAGTAACACTGGATACTACTATATAAAAATAATCATCATCCTGAATGAACGGTTCTCTGGATCTCTTTGGAGTAGGTACATCGAAATATCCTGATCTAATCAACAATTCGCGTAAATGAATCCCACTAAGATTAGCTATGTATCGCTCTGAATTATGTCGTGTATAATCCGCATATTCCCAAAGCGTTTCCGGCTCAGTAACTTTTCTTGCGTAAATACCTAAGCCAGAGAGCAGTATACGAATACCACTAAATAAATTTGTAGACGTAGTACTAAAACTTGTCTGCTTGCCAAACGATCCATCTCCTAACAGATAGGCGATGATAAAGGATTCCCTGGATTCCTTAGGAGACTCATACAACCATTCAGGAATGAGTAGATTACCGGATCCCCTTCCAAAATGCTCCACAAAAAAATCACGTAAACTTTTTGAGTAGGCAACTATGGATAAAGTATGCTTATCTTCTACCGGTAATATCGTGTAATTTACCCCTAAATCATCCAAACACTCAGTTATGCCTTCTACTAGATCATCATCCTTGCCCGAATCTGCCAGTGAAAACTGAGTAATTGACTTACCTATACTACCCTCAGCACAATAAGCCCCACAAAGAAACGCAAAAGATTCATCGAAATCTACGTTTTCATTACAAGGAGCTGAACTAATTTCAAAACCTAGCTTATCAGCTACGGATTTAACTTGCGAAATTAATTCAGGTCCATTACGTGTATATTTTCCGTTAAGAATCTTATAAACAGTTTGCTGATGTACTCCCACTTTCTCAGCAATATCCGAATAGGGAATATTCGGATACTTTCGTTGCTTACTTTCCGGAAATACGCAAAAATCTACTGGCGACCCTTCTTCAATTGTAGGTTTTGGATAAACCAAATAGTGTCCCGACTTGATATCTTTTGCTTCTACCCACTTAGGTTTTATACCCTTATCTCTATACTGAGAAAAGCGAAAATAAGGGTGTGTGACTACTAAAAATGGATGCCCATCTGTAGCTGTTACCTTGATACCACCACTACTAATTGTGTATAAACTACCTGTGTAGTTTCTACGCATAGTTTCGGTAACAACCCGCGACCTTCCATTCTTGTGAGTACGTACCTCCATGCCAGAACATATGTTTTCTATGGGAATATTAGTTCCATCCCCTAATTCGATTAACGTACCAGCGGGAAGACACCCCTGGTCAAAAATAAGCAGGTCCTCTATGAATTTTTTTGTAAATGTATCAAGATCGTCTCTTTTATCCTTTCCTTTATCTCTCCCACAATTCATCAAGAAATTTTCGATGTCTAAAATAACTTCTTTTTCGGAATCATTAAAAACATGCTCTTTGTCTTTGTGTTTTATCTCAAAACCTACGCCTGTAGATCCCTGCATAAGTCTTGAAGGAGAACAAAAAGAGACAACCTGGTCTTGTCTAGTTTTCACAATAGCGGAAATAATAGAGAGATTCTTGTGTAGACGTCTAAGAACATCGTACGAAAGTGATATTCTACGATCTTTGTACCCAAGCGAATAAACAAGAGACATCGGATCTGTAAAAACAGACTTTGGAAAACTGTCTCGACTAGAACTCTTACTTCCGCGCCTACCTTTCAAAAGTGTCAAATTCCCTTGAGGTCCAGATTGGACTTTTTCAGGACCGGTGGATATCATCCTTGGGCCTGTGTTTTTCTGCTCATCCCTCAGACGAATCATTATTTACTTCCTCTTCTATACAGGGGTCCACTTCTTCATACAACCGCGAAGAAGATAAAATCTTTCCTTTCTGAAAAGCGGCCCAAACCAACTCTATAATATCCATCTTAAGATCGTCTACCGAACCATTTTGAGACAATCCATAACTTTTATAATCAACTGAAAAATTTAGGACGGAATTTTTAAAATAATCGTCGTAAATTCCATTTATCTCTTTTCCATACCCAAGTTTTTTCAACACATATTGGATATCTACTAATTTTTTGTAGTCTATTTGCTTATGTACACTAGACCTGACCATATCAATCCAGGTTTCAAGCGCGGAACCCGGACAAGACGGATCTCCGAAATGGTAGTGCCCATACAATCCGCTTTCGTCTCTAATACCTAGCTCCCCCTTCAGGTACATCCAAATACCAGACACAGCCTTCCTTTGACTAGAAGAAGGATCACCGGCACCCATAACCCACCTGGGATGATTGAACAAACCAGCGACTCCTACATGGACAGACTGGGAGATCGGAGCGTTGTAATCATCTACAAAATTGATATCCTCGCCAGTCCTGAAAACCTCAACTCGACCACCAGAATCTTTTAATGGTGTATGGTCCACATAGTAATTATACGGAATATTGGACGAAGAAAGCTCACCGAGTATTGAAGAAGTACCCGTTTGATGCACTACTACTCTGTTAAAAGCCGATTCTTCATCAAAATACTCTTCGTACGGTTGCTTAAGATTAGTTATGAAAATATAGTCTTGCCAATTCATAATACAACCACAAATTTTATTGATTTTTGTGTACGTTGCATACCTTCTTCCATCTTATTTAAAGCATCGTAGTACCTGGAATGCTCAGTCAAATGGTCCATCGCTATTTCCTTAGCGACTTCTTCAGAAGGGGTATGTTCTTTTTCTACCTTCGTTCCTTCACGAAGCTGATTTTGATCAAAATCATCAGGGGATTTACCGGAAGCCAGTCCCCCCTGTATTTTTTCCTTATCTTTTTTATCTAAAGTAGTTCCAGGACTCCCCCACATACCACCAGTAACAAACATTCCTGGTTCAACATTCTTGGATTGATTGGATATTGGAGAAGATGATTTCAACATATCCGTCTTTATATAAAATAAAGAACGGGCAAATAAATGCTCTTGATGCGCCATTTTTCTACCCTTTTCCCGCTCTTTATGTACAGTTTTCTTTTTAACAGCATTGTCCATATTCTCTACATATGAATGGAGATGTTCAGCATCTATTTTCGACATAGAACCATCACCAGAATGAACAATATAGTGTCGAACGCCTTTACTATCTTTAGAAGAACCCATTATCGTGTGGATAGCACCATTATGGTCCACGAGTTGCTTAGTTCTGTTGTGATTGCCTCTAGTGATCCCTGTATGATGGTATTTATCAAGACCTTCAAGAGGATTACTTCCTTGAGAGTTTTGCTGCCCTTGTTGATTACCACCTACAACCAACATTTGATTTTGATCACTAGTACCAGTATCTGTATCAGAACTTTTCTTACGTTTTTCCACTTCTTTGTGGGTGTTTCCGATGTTTCCAGAAGCCGCGCCTTTACCAGTACGATCTTTCATTTCTGTTTCGTATACCTGCGCCCCGCCTGGGCGTTGACCCAAAATCTTTCCTCCCCTACTTCCTCCACCAGATTTAGAAGAAGTACCTGCGGAAGTAGGGGAAGCTCCTGGGAGATGAAATTTACCACCAGCAGGAGCAGCGACAGCTTTAGAAACTATGAATTGCACAGCATCTTCCAGTGTTAGGGCTGGGAAACAACTCTAGGATTCGTTGCTGGAATATACGCATTTGGATCTGCAATATCCACATTTGGATCCACAAAAGTGGACCCCTCCAAAGGAAGAACCTCCGCAGCACTTTTAGATCGTCTACGAATTCTCTTCGATTCTTTACCTGATGTACGAAGCTGATTATCCCTAAGTTGGTGCGAAGTCACCTTGTTTCGATACTGAGCATCAATCGAACGTCGCTTGGTAGGTTTTGAATGAGACGCTACAGTAGACCTAGATGTCCTACTTTGAGACCCAATTATTGACTGAACTCCAATATCATCTACAGTCCCTATCTCAGGGCTTGAAATATCGAAAGCATATTCTTCTGTGTGGATACGAACGAAAGTCACCGAGCCGTTACCCGTACCATATGAGTAAACTGATCCAGCCTCGAAACTGACTATCTCGCCAACTTCGACTTTGGTAGACTCCTTTATAATCCTGCAAACTCTGGTTTCTTCTCCCTCGATTTCTTCGTACGTGATTTGCTCCAGCTCTTTATTCACAAAAAGAGTGCCAACCTGTACGATCAAAGACAAACACCCATCCTCACTGCAAACTACCCCGCTATTGGTTCCAGGTCCCATAGTCTCAAAAAAGACCTCGTAAGGACCGCGAAACACAGGCAACCTAGCTCCGAAAGAAGTTTTCTCCTCCCCAGCAAAACTAGAAGACAGTTGTGGAACTTTCATCTTTCTGGAAGTCTTAGAAGCTCGACGACCTTCCGGCTGAAACCCTTTTCTGTTTCGTTCTTTACGACGTAAAATTTCTCGTTCGCGTGACATTTATACTCTCCTTTCAAAAACAAATAAAATACAAACTAAATTTCTAATGCAATTTAGATTAAAAATAAAGTTGCAATCAAAGAAACAAAAACGACTAGTAATCCAAGTATTGTAACTCCAAGAGCCCTCACGGATTCGTTACTAAACGTATCCAACGACGTACTAACAATCCTGTGCGACCCGCTGTAACGGCGGACAATGTTGAGATCACAGATGTCAGCGCCTCCACCTGATCCATCCTCATCGCCATGGTAAATATCCCTGACAACACTGAGATTGTTACTCCCACTGTTAGCAGCCATAAAAACTCCTCCTTCGGAGTAGTAGTTTTTTCTACTATTTCTGTTCTTGATGGTGTGTCTGTTGCCAATCGAAGAAGTTCGATTGCTAGATTAGTTCGATCTTCGTAGGTCTTAGGTAAGTCTACAACTACATCAGAAAAAGCGCCAAAATCCAAACCATCAGGGTATTCACCGCTATTGACAAACATTATTTTAACAGAAGAATTTGCTTTTACAGCTTCACAAACTCTCCTTCCAGAAAAGATGCTTTTCGCACCACAAGAACAAACCAGCACAGCGTCAGGATTTATTTCCATCAAATCCTTAACTAATTTTTTATCTCCGTATTTCACAAGAAAAAATTTGAGACTTACAGGTGAGTGTTCCAAAGAATCGAAAAATTCAACATCAGACACAACTGCAATCTTCTTGAACTTCTCACGATCAAAATAAGGCAGTTGTTTTATCATCACCTAACCCCTTTAAAACTCCAACCAAACACAAAAACTACCACACACCACACTATTTTAATACATATGGTAGAATATCGAAATCGTCACATCATTCCCACCAAGGTCAGGTAGGTTTGTGCAATGCCGTGAATGCGATCTTCTATGATCTCAAGAGCCGCATATACCTCATCAAAGCGTGGATCATAGTCTCTTTCCATTACCATAATATTTTGCTCCAAAGAAGTGGGAACCGCCAGATAGCCGACAGCTACAACACTCTGACATACTATGTTATCTCAAAAATCAGCTGAGCTTTCAAGGTCTTTATACTAAGGATACATATGGAGCCTTGCTAGAACTAGAGGTAGGCAACTACATACTTAGATTATTGCCAATTTCCGGTATTTTTAGTATCATGTTCTATGAAATAGACACACTAATATGGCTAAAATGACGAAAAATAAAAGATGGACTGATACTTTAGTCACATACCTTAGAAACAACTACTATAAAAAAACTGTATTTGAACTATCCTCGATTCTTGACAGATCAGAAACTTCCATCAGATGGAAAGCACAACAAATTGGTCTAAAAAAATACAGGAAATGGTCTCAAAAAGAGACCAATCTACTTTTATTCTACGTAGGACACCTACATCTAGATCAAATATCAGAGACTTTAGATAGAAGCATCCCATCCATAAAATGTAAATTAAATGAACTCGGCACAACTCAATCTAGAGGAAAATACTCTCTAAGAGAAATCTCTAGAATTACCAAGTACGACAGAAGAACTATTATAGCTGCAAAGAAAAAAATAGGGCAGAAATGGGCCAGAGTTGGAACAAAATATTACAGAATAACCTACGAACAGCTTTATGAACTTTTAGCTGTTTTGGGATCTCCAGCTAAATTTGTAACAAAAAGCGGCAACGAAGCCGATTTATGGGCTCCTAATCTAGGACTCTCGTGTTGTGCTGGGTGTGAAACCAGTGGCAATGAAAACGCAGAAAAACATAAACAATACGGTTTGTGTAGATCGTGTTTCTGGTCTCTTTTTGGAAAAAACCTAAACGTTATCAGATTTGAGACAATGAAGATGTACGTGGATATTCTACTCAGGAATGGACACAAGATACTGCACCATGAACACCCATTCACTCAAATAAGAAACATGTCACTGAAAGTAAACTTGGAAAACCTTAGAAAAATAATCACTCAATTATAGAAACCCAGTCTATCTCCTCCTCTCCCATTTCTCGAATAATGCTGTTGACCTCTAAGAAAATTTTACTATTCTGGAAACTTCTTCCATCCGACATTGGAAACGGATTAGAAGAAAAAAGAATCCTGTTTGGTTGAGTAATTAACCTATGTTTTCTTTGCGCAATGTCTCCCAGCAAAACAAAAATAACCGGATCGAAATTATCGTTTATGTACTTAACGACAAAATCTGTAAACTCTTCCCACTCAGGATGGCTTCTAGAGAATCCATATTTTGTTGTCAAAAAGGAGTTCAATAAAAATACACCTTGATACATCCACGACATTAAAGTCTTGTCTCTTGGAACTTCGCCATACTCTTGCTCAACTTCCTCAAAAATACTCTCAAGAGAAATAGTGGTTATTCCATTCTCTTCGCACCCAAAAGCCACACCAGTTGCGTGACCGGCAGGGTTAGGATCTCTACCTATAATCACCACCAAAATATCCTCTGGACAACACTCATTAAACACTCTAAAAATATTTTCTGGTTTCGGTTCACACCTGTATTTTGAATACTCATATTTTATCTTTTCAATTAATAATTTGAAATATTTCTTTTCAAATTCGTTCTTAAAAATATCTCTCCATTCTTTTAGCACTCTTTTCTCCAAAAGAAAACGGGGTACCCACATAAGTAGATACCCCGCTTCATTCATCCAAGCTGCTACCTCAGGTTGATACCTCGGCTTGACCTGGCCACTCCACTATAGTTCTAGGCTTTCTTCTTTCGGCGTCCACGAGCACTACGACGACGCTTGGGCTTGGGAGCCTCTTCCTCTTCTTCCTCTTCTTCCTCTTCTTCTTCCTCTTCTTCCTCTTCTTCCTCTTCTTCCTCTTCGGGCTCGGGCTCGGGCTCGGGCTTCACCTTCGCCGGCCGACCACGCTTAGCCTTAGGCTTTTCAGTTGCCTCGGAAGTCTTCACCTTCGCGGGACGACCACGCTTAGCCTTCGGCTTTTCAGGCTCAGGTTCAGGCTCAGTTTCGGGAGGATCATCGAACTGACTATCGAACCACAGAACGAGAACTTTCTTCGCCGGATTGAAATCCGCAGGAGCATTCAGGACATTTGCATTCGCAATATACTGCATTGTGACGTCACGTACAGTTTCGTACGTATCCCCATCAGTAGACTTCAGAACGAGAAGCTCCTTATTTGGGGTACCGCCGAGATGCTTCTTAAGTTCACCTACTTTCATTTCTCTTTCTCCCTTTTCTCAAGAGTTGAATTTTTCACCATGTCGAATTTGACATAAACCTAAACTAAACCCAAAAACGCACTATGTCAAGGTTTTTTGAATTAGAATTTACCTCCTTTTGGCTGAAAACACGTATACCACGGAAAGACGCATTCTAAATATCGCTCTTCTACGTATGTATAATTCTCGTATTCACGCACCATTTCAAGCACCATATCCTCTGAATAAGCATAGACAGTAGACCCGCTAGGACAAAAAGAAGCCACTATATAACCTCTATTTGACCTCAAAACGGTACATTCATCTTGTTGCTCTACATACCCAATAACCCTCCTATCAACACAAATGTGGTATTTAGATCTAGGACATAAATTATAGTAAACACCCTCAACTGCCCGTGGATTAACAGAAATATTGTCGGGAGATAAGATCAAATTATCATACTTGAGGTCGCCATCGACATCGACCTCAGCGATATATGAGTCGGAGTTCCTGTAGAACACCCTACTGTACTCGTAAATACCATCCCCGTTGTCATCCGCACGATAATGCGTGGTCCGCTCCTGATCATCATACGAAGCCATAGTGTTAAACACACCATCTGCGTCGGGATCAGTGAAGTACCTCAAAACCCTGTCTGTCTCAGGGTCCACATCCCAGGCTTCAGAATAATCAATCGAGCCGTCCATCCCGTTATCGTAATACCGTTGTTCAAAACCGTTATCCCTACGACAGAAAACCTTCACATTCTCGTACCAATCGAACAGATAGTCGATATCCCCTTCATCATTATATATTATATCCACCGAATATGTAGAGGCATTGACCGAAAGAGATACACACAAAACCAACAAAATTGCTAGATACCTCATTAATTCACCCCCAATTTTTTGATGTTCTCCCCAAAAACATATACTGACTCAATCAAATCCGACATAGAAATAAGATCCACTACACTAAAATATCCACGATTCTCGCATTCCATAAAATACCGAGAACGTTTACTCAACCACTCATATTTAAACAAAAGATCTACTTGTATAAGTTTAATATCGTAGGACAAATAGAAAATATCGTCCTTATCTGGATTCAAACCATACAGAGCGAACCTCGCCAGCACCTCTAACCCTTGACTAACAGAAAACAGGCTAGCCACTCTGAGCGCCCCCTCCAACTCAGCATCTTCAACACTGTCGAAATTAAACATTTCTATCTTCCTTCTCAAAAATTTTTATTTTCATATTAATAATATTCAATCTAATTTCCAGTTTTTCTTTCATTCTCTTCAATCTACTTAATTCTCTATCCCTCTCTGTAGAAATGACGATAGTGACATTGAAAGGTTGTATTGCCGGTTCAAACCTTCTTTTCAGCCATTTAAACATTACTACCCCTCTGAAGAAAAACCTAAACTATCCAAAATTGAACCGTAAATTTCTGGAAGTCTCTCGCAAAACTCTCTCGCCAATGGAATCATTACTTGACGCATTTGCGGATGGGCAGGTTGAGCAGCTCGTAGACTAAAAATGTGTGCCCACTCTCTCATGTTAGCAGTCACAATTAACTCTGTCTTTAGAGAATTAGGAAGGACACTTCGTGCTTCCTCAGGTTTTGCACCTTCCTCTATCATCTTAGTATAGACTTCCTCACACTCCTCCATATGCGAAAACCACAATTTATATAAAGTACTCTGATGCTCCCAAAAAGGAACTTCGACAAAAGCCACTTCTCCAGAATAATTGCAGTACCGTGAACTGTTGTGGACAACAAACCCATCCGCTACATAATTATGATAGGGAGCTTTCATTTCGATATCGTAAGTACTTTCCTCACCAACCGGCTCAATACTGACAATAACATCTGACACAGCTTTCTTTCCAACATGCCATCCGTGGTGAGCTACGCTATGGCAATGGACACACAATTTTACGAGATTGTCATCAAAATTATTTTTTGGATCCTCGTCGATATGATGAACCTCTTCGCCTGGGTCTCCACAAATAGCGCAAATAAATTTCTCTCTTAACCTGTTAACTCCGTAACTTCTAGACACTCCACCCTTCCAATTACTATTTTCCTCCCCTTCTCCGTTATTATGGTGATTCTTTCGTAAAGAATCCCCCTGACTAGCAACAGATGGATGGTCATACTCCGTTAAACCTTTATTCCACACTACCCTTCCAGAATCGTATTGCGCTTGGTTAGTTCTACGTGCCTTCTCTAGGGTTTCCTCTGTGTGATTTCTTTGATACTTTTCCTTATTTTTGTCGTTCTTGTGCTTCTCGAAAATACCTAATCTATGTAAACGATCCAAAACTGATCTATAAGGAGCGCCGTGTTTATCAGCGATCTCTTGAGGAGATAAACTACGATATTCATCCTCTAAAATCTCATCATCTATTCTCAACAAACAAGAACGACCATTAACCAACACTTGATCGCCAACCTCCAAATCACCCAAAACAGAAAACTCTCCGTCCAAACATAGAAAACGATGATTTTCAGTACAAATGATCTGATAGCCTCGGCTAGTAGTCACTTTGAAAACCGGCTGCACACCTTTATAAAAAATATTTTTTATCTTATTTCTAATTAACACATTATCTTTACCTACACTATTGAGATGTAAAGTTTTATTATGCGTCTTACCGTAACAAGTAGATTCTCGATCATACAAATCTTTAATAGTATACTTCTTGTGTACCTTAGTACTGCCCACTACACACTCTTGGCTAAAAGATGCGATTCTATGTCTCACAAGTTCGTGTGAAACTCCCCGATCAACAATAAATCGGACGGAAGCGCTTTTGTGCTCAATTACACTCCAATGTCCCCTCTTAGTAATCATTTTCACAAACTTTTCAGCACTTTTCTTAGTAATCCTTTTTTCAGATTTATAACAAACCCTCCCAAATCTCTCGATATCAGCAAGTGTGCTTTCTGGAAAACATTCTATCTCGTAACTTGGTTGTACAATTCGCATTACCTACTTCCTAACAACTTTTTGCTCTAGAGAAATTACCCAAACATGTTCCACCTCGGTTGGTCCGTACTTTTCGATAGCCTTTATTTTTACTAAATCACCAGCATGGGAAGAAAGAAAAGCAGCGTCACCAGGAATTTCTACTTTGTGTTTTACCCAATGACCTGTCCACCCATTCTCAAAAGTACTATTAATAGCAACACCAACAATCGCTGTCCAATAACTAGAGTTATTAGCCGTGTTTACTCCGACCAATGTTCTACAACAAAACTAATGGCAACAACAAACAAAACCCCACAAACAAAACCAATTATAAAAATTCCCACTACAACATCTCTTTAGCAATTTTAATGAGTTTTTTGCTTCCCAACTTCTCAGCAATTTCTTTTGCTCGTAAAGAAGAAAGATGCTTGCCGTTTTGAATCTGGGAAACATACTGAGGAGAAAACCCGATTATATCTGCGATTTTCACATTATTCAACTTCTTAGCTTGCTTTACAGCAGTCAGAGCTTTGCCAAACTTCGCCCTCCACTTCAACATCTTCTTGGTAATCGGTACTCCAACACCTTTGCGTCCGTACTTTACACTAATTTTCTTCACTTCCTTTCGGAGCTTAACCAGATATTCCTCCGAATACTTGGTATAAGGGGCATCAGCAAAATCCTCTTCTTCCGGATCCAAAGTCTCGACGATTTGAGCAGCTTTATAATGAGTCAAAGATGCTCGGAAATTCTCGATAGCAATCAAATAAGACGTAGTACAGCCTACTTCCGAACACAATTGAGAAATAGTTTCACCATTTAGAAGCCGCCACTTCCTCATTTCCAATCCAAACGCCTCCTTCCAGATCTCGTCTTCTTCTAGGAAAGTGTCGTATAGATCGAAAGCATACTCTTCGGCGGACTCGGGATCCATCATCTCGTCACTTGGTTTAGTACTAAGTTCCAAACCAAACTCGTTCATCTGATTCAAATATCCCAGAGTACCTTCCTCACTGATAGCACCCCACTCCAATTTACCATACCAGCCCACAGAAATGCCTAACTCATCAGCCAGTTCTGCCGAAGAATATCCGGAAAAAACTCGTGCTTCTCGTAGCTCGGCTCCAGCATCAATAATCCACTTAAATCTATCGGTAGAATACAAACCCATTTTTCAAACTCCTTTCTTTAGAAACAACCTTTGTGATCTGGATCAATACAAAACCCCTGATGTAAAGCAGCAAAATCAGGCATTCCAAAACTCTGACTAAGTATAGTAGCGTCCAACAACATAGGTGGCATTACAATTTGCGTTCCAGCACATAATTCAACTTTGACGTGAATACACCCATTCTCTTTTTCCCTAGAGTCACCGATACATTGAAGAGCTACTTCCATATCAAAATCTTTTTCACCTACTTTTTTTCGTAATTCTTCAACATCTTCTGGGTACCGAGAAACAGGCACTAACCAAACCGCCTTCCATTTCTCTATAAAATTTTCTAAAGCGTCCACAGAATCAACCAGCTTTAACTCGCTAACATAAGTGCTCGTTAATTCATTACTAGTAATATCATAACCTGGAACATCAACAACATTCATTATTTTTCCTCTTGCTGGTTTTCCAATGCTTGAATTAAAAGAAAACGAACTGCCTCAGCTCTAGTCACTTTGATTCCTGGTCTTTCATCAGCCATTTTTTGTGCAAATACTTCTATTTGCTCTATAAGTTTTTTTGGTATTCTCGTAGAAAATACTATCATCGCACCATTATCGTGACTGCTTGAATAAAAAGATTGTTGCCCAGACATTATTTAATTTCCTCCCGATTTTCCTGGATGACGACTTAGACCAAACGTCTGTCGTGCATTTAAAGTTGCTTCAAGGAGTTTATTAAACCAACTCATGTATGTCTCCCAAGCCTTATTGAGAGTGGATTCCAGATCCTCGATTATACAAAACCCGCAATGCAGATTTTCTTCGCTAAATGGATCAATAAACACTCCAACTCGGTATCGTTCGTTAACCTCACAATTTACCAAAAAACACACAGGACCAATAGTTGTTTTTGCTCGTCTATCAGTACCCTCCCAAACTGCTTTTGGCCAAATATTCTGAACTGCTTCTAAAACATTCATTTTTTATTCTTTCTCTCGTTTCTTCAGACACCAGGCGCAAAGATCATCGTCTTCGAATTCAGCGACATTTCCACAGAGTTGTCGTGCGCATGATTTTTGTCGTGTTTTATTGTCGTGTTCGCTACTTATTTTTAAGGAAATATCCGTCCCACAATGACCGCAGCTTATAGTAGCAATACTGTTAGACATTTTTCGTGCGTCATAATGCAAACTACATAATTTATGTGTCTCTACCATGATTCCAGTTAAATAGCCACAATCAGTACATATCGCTATATGATCATATTTCATTTTCCAGCTCCTTTTTTATTTATCTAGAATACCAATCTCCACAAGCCTCTCGATCTTTGTTTGGTACTTTTCGCTTCAAACAACTTTCTGCTTCATCGTAAGATCCCTCATCCAAATATCGACAATTATCACAAGTGTGAATATAAGTTTTTTCTTCTTTAAAAGTTGTTTTACATACTGGCCAGTATTCACACCCATTTAATTCACAATTATCACAAGAGGGAGTAGGGAGTTTTCTTCCTGCAAGCATTTTTTGTAGATGAGGAAACTCACTTAAGTCTTCAGGATGCTGAAATGCCACTCTAAGACCTAGTTTAATAGCTTCACAATTCAGAGATTCGATTCGCATATTAGCACCTGTTGTTTTATCTACATCATAACCTGCTTCCAATGCTTTGGCTAGCCAAGCAATATTTTCTTGTCGCTCAATTTCTTTTTTCGTTTTTTCGTTACTCATTTTCTAAACCTCTCCAGAGAATCGATTACCACTTATAATCCTTCGTCTCTTCTTTTACCGTCTTAATATGCATATCAATCATCTCGCTTCGATATCCCCAACCATTTTTCAAGTCAATACTTAGATACACACAGCTAGATCTATCAGTGGCAAAATATATTAACTCTTGAAAAATAATAAAAACTTTATCCAGTTCCTTCTCGCTAGAAACACTCATAGACGAGAACTCTTCAAAACGCTGATCAAAGAAATTGAAATAATCACCCATTATCTTGGCTCCTATATAGAAGACAGATAGACCGATACCAGCACTGTATAACTAATACCAAGAGTTGTCAAGGTCTAAGTTTACTACTATTAGAGAACAAATCACCAGTACCACAATGTAGTAGTATAAGTAGACAGGAGAATTATACAGAAGAGGTCCCTCCCTTCTAAGTTTTGAGTATTCAATCAGGTCGGTGATAGTCGGTCCATGAGCGAGAACCAGAGGAGTGTAATAGGGGGCAGAGGAGGTCTGTGTAGGGACGTACTAGATGGATAGGTGTGTTGGTGAGGGGGACGGTACGAGGGAGGCTGTATGAGCCGATAAGGGGTTCCACAACTAGGGTGTGTAATGTTACTGCTATACTGTAGTTACGGTACGTTGAAAAAATTTAAAAATCTAATATTACTTTATATGTGTTTATATGTACATTTGAAAAAATTTAAAAATCTAATATTACTTGTATATGTTTCTGTATACATTTGGAAAAATTTAAAAATCTAATATATGGGTGCTCCTTGTAGCTCCTCACGGCAAGACCCGTGCCATATATAGTTCACAAACAACGAAACTTTGGCACTGATCGTGCATAGCCAAGATTCATGCCAAATGGTGGTGATATACGATGTTATTTAGGTATGCAAGATTGATACCACATTATGGTATGCAATGATAGTGCCATAATGAGAGTATGCAAGATTGATACCAGTGTGTTGGTATGCAAGATTGATACCAGTGTGTTGGTATGCAAGTTTAGTGCCACAGTGTTACATGCAATATTGATACCACAAAATGGTATGCAAGTTTGATGCCAGGCTGTGGCACACACAGATAGATTAGTTTGTCAAATTCAAAGCGAATTTAATTATGACGTTCATAGTCAGGACCGTTTGTCAATATTGTGGTGCATTATAGCATGAACACAGGAAAGCTACGCTATTGCTAGCTTTGGTCAACTGTCTAATCTTAATTGCCTATGAAATGGTGCTGTTCTGTAAGTGACTGAAACTATTGGGCTTTCTCGTGTGATTAAAAACGCTCTAAAATTGATTGCCTTTAGTTTTCTGGTAGTATGTGTATAGTGCTGGTTCGATAGAGACTGAGGGTTAGAGGGACGGGGCGAGAAATTCCCGACCGGTGACAAGCCCTTCAAGACTCGCTTTACAAGTAGCTACGTCGTACGGACCTAGCAGGTTTTCCCCAGGGGGCGGAAAACCGGTATACAGGGCAGAACGGTTCTGAGGTTTTCGCGGTACCGCCGGGGGCGCAATTCATTCAGTTCTAAGCAGTAATGCTAGTGTTGTTTCAGTGCTAATGGCTTGCCAGTTATACTGGTGCCATAGCTCAGTAGACACTGTATTCACCAAGTGGTGATTAGCATTAATACTAGGTTATACTGTAACTGCCCAAACTCCAAATGGTTGTAGGTTAGTAGCTGCAACACAATGGAGTGTAGTGTTGTGGAAGGCTTAAGACCTTTTGTTGGTTCATTACCAGCCCATTAACGACGCTATGCTCTGTGTTGCAGCTACACTCAAGAGTAGTAGTTGTATAGGATTACTGCTCTTGAGTGTAGCAATCAACCTATAATTGGGAGTAAAGCTAATGACGTTGAATGACAAAGGTCTCCACTTTCACATAGTGGACGAAACCGAATGCTTAACAAAGATATATGGTATCGATTGGGATATCGTAGACCTTTGCACCTGCGATGAGTGTATGGAATGGAAAGCGAGCGCATATGGCTTTTGCACCTGTGACGAGTGTACGGAATGGAAACACTAGTCAACGGAGTCTAGATCTCACGAGTCTAGTCTCCACTAACCTATAATTGGGAGTAATCGTAATGTATCGTCTGTACCCTTATGCTCGGCCGAATATTCGACCAAGTAAGAATACCGGAGAGTTTCGGAATTCTTTCGGGTTCCTGTTTTACCAAGAACCACGTTATGAAAAAGAGGAATGGGATGAAAAAGAGAGGGAGGCTTTCTATCTCAACTGCGAAAGGATTGAGATGGAGCTTATGAAAAAATAAGCTCCATCTCAGGGAGTCTAGTCTTCACGAGATTAGATTCCCGTAACCTACAATTGAGGATTACTACTATAGCACTGTTGTGTCTATTCTAGAATACACCAGTTTCGAGATAGCGCCTAGGGGTGACACTTAACTCAAGTAGTTGAATTTATTCAACTCTCGTTTTGAGTCTCTACTCTCAACAAAACGCTGTTTCTACGGGACTATGTCTATTCCAGAATACGCTATAGGTAAAAAGTGGTGATTCTCCACAACTAGAGAGTAAAAATGCAGACTAGAACGCACACAAAACTTGTGCTGGTAGAAGACCAGACTCAACCAGAAATGGTCGAGATCACCATGTACCAGTGTGGTAATGGAGACCCGCTTTGGTACGTATACCGCAACAACAAGGGTCGTAGGGAGGATATCTCCCACCTTAGTTACCGTGTACTGTAGCGCGGTTACCCTGCCCCTATCTGGGTTAGTAAAATTTCCCAGATAGGGGCGGGTTGCGCAG